CTTGGGCCTCTTGAGCGCCAGGCATTGAATCGTAATCTTGCAGAGTATCTTGAGCCGACAGCTCTTCCTGAATAGTGGCGATTAGATCTTCAGCTTCATTTATAGCGTTATCGTCAACGTTCTTCGAGCGAAGGCGTGAAACGAGGCTAGCTAACTTTGAACTTAAGTCATTGCTCTCAGAAATCCGCGGAGTCCGAGTCTTAAGGCTGTCAAGCGTCGTCGCCAAAGCTTCCGCAGCGACTTCACGATTAGAGATAGCTTCGAACAGCATCTGCAAGAAGCAGTCATAAGACGCTTCGAACTTGCGGCTCTCTTCGAGCTTATGGACGTTCTCAATTAAAGTTGGATGCTCGCAGAATTTACCAATTCGCATCCATTCATTCAAGATGGTATCACGATTTACCTTGAGGTTAGTGCGATATACCAAGGTCGCAACATCTTCACACAGCTGTTGATTAAATACTGCCTTTGTCGCTAGAGTGCTCTCAACTAGCTTGTGCAGTTCTTTCTTGGTCAGTAGTGTGAATTCTTCATTTTCTAACAAGAATGGCTTGATAAAGCTAACAGCTCCGGCCACTTTACCTTCGGTGATTTGCTTCGCTATCTTAGCGATTCGATTTTGGAAACCAGGTGAAAGATATGCGTCTTTGGCGGTCTCACGCATGTTCTTGGCTATCAGCTTCCTGCCTGCCCATTTGGTGACAGGTAAGTTGACGGGCTCACCGTCATTGAAGTATGCACTTACCACAGTATTGTTTTCAACTACGACTTTGTCACGTAATGAATCAACCACCGCTTCGACGATTTGCCGCTTGACCTTAGCTGCAATCGTAGCGCCTTCTACAACATTAACCTTACGGCTAATTCCATCACGGCCAACCACGTAACCGTGTTCCGGGATGATGCGGGAGCTGAACCGCTGTGCTTTCATACGGCTGAAAGCATTGCCCATTTCTTTCTGGTCATTTTCCTCTATCGCATTGACGAGCTTTAAGCAGCTTTCAAAGTACAGCTGCTTCTTCTCGTTATCATAGATTTCGACAGGGCGTATGTTCGAAATCTCAATGCGACCATTGTTTTTACTATGATTAGCGATGAAGTACTCATTGCTATTCACGTCCTCAAACACCAAATCACTAGGTTGGAGCGCCGCAAGCCGGTAGTCTTTGCTGAGGCTTTTGCCGATTTCTTTTACACGATCTTCGAAGAACGCTATCTTCGATTGAGCGCTGTCATTTATAATGCTTAAAAATTTACGACTATCAATTTTCACAGGCTCAGACTTCTTGACGCTCATTTTAAATCCCTCAATACCACTACTTATAAATAGGTTTGCGAGAAAAATCATATCTTAGGCAGATCCGCTTCAGAAATCACCGAATCGCCAATCGTAGCTGTAACATCATCTTTATTCACTATTACTTCGTAATTCTCTTTAATCACTTCTCGAATGACATCCTCACTAATAGTCACCTTGAAGATGCTACTACCCAACGGCCTAGTGTAGCCGAATTCATCAGCGGCACTGTAGCCGCCTTTAGTGAGACCATCCAGCTCCTTTGACTCCATTAAAGCTTGGAAACCGTTTACAATCGCTTCGTCTCCGACGAAATCTCCACGTTTTTTCCGCCATGATTCAAGGATTTCACGGCGTCGCTCTTTCTTTTTATTACTGCGCATTTCATTAATGACTCGATCTTCAGCTTCGTAATCGTAACCCCTGATCCGACCTTCCATTGGCTCAGGTGGCGCCGCCGCAGCAGCAGCCTCACCGCCGACATCCGGCGTTTCACCGCCAGCAGCCTCAGCTCCTGCGTCTTCTGGGCCAGCCCCTGGTGCACCGCCAAGATCTAAATCACCTAAACCGCCATCTCCTCCACCTTCATCTCCACCACCAATGTCAAGTCCAGCACCCATGTCTCCTAGTATACTGCTACCACCGCCGCTACCGCCGCCGCCACCTCCACCACCACCTTCTTCCTCATTGGCAGCATATTCATCTATCTCTTGGATCTCATCGGGAGACAGATCAGTAAAATGCGTGACGATCCAGTCTTTAGGAAACCAGCCGAGCCCCTTGATGTCGCTCATAACGTTAACGCGAGTTGCCCACGTCTCTATGCGATAAAGTTCTTCCATCGCACTATTAGCGGTACAATTTATAGTAAAGCCTTTTAAATCGTCAGCTCCGAAACCTCTTAACGCTAAATGTACAATGGCCACCTTCGTTAATCCGGCGGACACTTCTCGCTGAATCCACTGTACCGACTTAGCGAATTCACTGCTACTTTGTGACAGGCTTTTCTCGTTAGCTTCACCAGCACCCTCACCGATACCAACCCTTGCAAATGGGATCTTCATCGGCGCAATCATCTTTTTCTTAAAGTACTCGATATCCTGGATCTTGTCCATATTCTCGCCACCAGGCAAGGTCTCCACATCAGGACCGGATCCATCGGCTCGCCTAGGTAAGAAAAAATCGTCTTCTTGAATCAATGGGCTATATCGTTCATCGAACGAACCAGTAGTTGGATTATAGAACCTCTGACGTTTGAAATTACGAGCTATCATCTGCAAGTATTCAGGCACCTCTTTGGGGGGTATATTGCCAACAGGAATGGTGAATTTACGTTTTTCAGGAGCACGAGTGATTCTATAAATCAACGCTGCGTCTTCCATCAAGCGCAATTGTTTAAATGCTTTACGACCGCCATCTAAAATTGATCGGCCATAGGGTGCAAAAATGTTTTCGAAGCTAGATAGCCTGAGGTGCATCACCTGCCAAGGATGCAGGAACATCGGCTTGCTCCACAAAGGATCGCTATAAAAGAAGCCTACTAAGTCACCATACCTGGTCTCTATTCTCGTAAAATTATAAACTGACATGTATTTTAATGCAGTTACACCAGTGCGATTCGCATCTAGAATCACTTCGAATGGCAAATCGCCATACTTACAGAGATATCTTACAGTGGGCCGAAGTTGGTTGTCCCAATGAAGTACATTGTAAAATAGCTCTTCTAATTCCTTCTTTATTCGTCGTGTTTTAGCCTTGATGACCAAAGTATGCTTGACTTCTGGGTCTACCAAACTTGCTTCGTCCGCATATAAGTCCAGCGCCAGGCTGATCTCGCCAGTCTGATCCATCTGTTCGTAGTCTTTATATCTCTCCAGCCGATTAATTTGCAGGTTAGTCTGATCGAGAATAGCAGCAGACTGGTTAAAGTCTAAGAATTCTCCGCCAGCTGTCAATTTATCAAGATTGCTTTGATTACTAAAAATCCGTTCTACAGGATAGATGTTGAAATTTTTAGTTAAAGCCCTGATGCGGTCAAATACCAACCAATTGCTAGGCATCGATTAACTCCTATAATTCTATCTTTAATAAAATGTAACACATAGATTGGGCTAACATTTATTAAATGCGCATCTGGCCCAGCAACTTATCTACAGATACTCGCCACCGAGGGAAAATACTGTAACAGGAGCCCCTCATGGACATATCACCGATATACCAAAATGGCGATTCTGATTGTGGCGTAGCATGCTTGCAAATGCTACTTAATTACCACAAAGTCCGTAGACACGGCTCTCTTGCCAATGCCGTTGATGGAGTCCAAATTCGAACCATCGAAAGCTTCTTAAGAGAAAAAGGTTTACAAGTCGTAGCAGGAAACATGACTATACATCTATTAAAATATTTCGTAGCTCGAAAATTACCAATTATATGCTTAATAGATGGTCATTACGTTCTAGTTAAAGGCTTTGAACCTCGAAAAATCATCTATAACTGCCCTGTTTTAGGAGAATTAAAAGAATCGCTCGTGAAATTTAATAAGAAATGGTTTAATACCCATGATGGCAATTGCTTAACATCATGGGCTATAGTGGCATTCTGATCTAACTCGATTCAATTTAGCTTCAAAGATCTATGATAGTTTAATGCTGCATTAAGTTAGCTGAATCAACATTTATTCATCTCTTTTAAAATATTTGGGTGGAGTAATTACTGGTCGACCTTGTGAGATCGGAATAGCACCTAGCTGCAGCGTGAAGGCATCAATAGCGCGAGACGCTGCTATATCAGGGAAATCAGTGGGAGCCAAAGCTATCGGCATCATTACACCCATTCCGGATTCGAGGATGCTTTTCTGCAAAGCCGCCTTAGACACATCTTTTTGTATAATAGACCCTAGTGGGCTCTTAAAATCCAAACCGCCATTCACAGGCATCAAGCCTGAGCTATCTGAGAAACCAGCATCAGCAAGACCTACCATAGCCAAAGCGGTCGCAATAACCAAGTCGTCGTGATTACCTGAACCTTCTTCAGCCTCTGTTCTCATAGTATCTCTGCCCATTCTATCACGTTTACGAACATACGTTTGAAATTGTTTATATAATCGCTCGGAATAAATCGTATATCCCTCCTCACCATTGGTGCGGAAGTGATCCATCAATAATTTATTGAGTGACGCTTTGCTGCTCCCTGTAGTAGCAAAACCGTAAGCGGCTACCTTCATTGCTTTTTGGCGCTTACGACTAGCTCCACCAGGTGTAGGCTTATCATTTAGATCCTTACGCCGCCACAACCGCGGATATTGTATGTCATATCTGAGCTGATCGATGATTATATCGCCCCCGTTATTCCGTTCCACCACAGCTAACGCGCAATTGAAGTATCTGCCTATACGATCGATATATTTTACGAATTCTCTGGGAAGCACTCTAGCCATGAACTCTGCCACTTGCTCCCTAGTATCGACATCGAAGATTTCTATCGCACTGTAGTCACGGCCCTTACCCGTCGCCATATCCACGCCCATAACGTAACTGTGAGCTGGGATAGTCGGATTTAACAATATCCCACTGCGTCTACGCTCCGGTATAGTAAGGACCGGCTTTTTCCAAATCCAAAATCCTTCATCTTCTGAGTCAAATTCGAAATCCATATCTTCTTCTTCATTACTCGCTGGATTTACATAAACCTGTATCCCCTTGACCTTCTCATCTGGCTTCTGGACGCAGTCACCCATATAAGATAGCACGCTTTTGTCCAGGACGGTACCGCCACTGCCTACAAAATGAGCTAATATTTCCTGCTCGAACTTCCACCCCTCACCTTGCTCTTGTAGCGCTCTATATTGGTCTTCTAGCCAGGGGCTCCACTTGGGGCCATATTTCATGGGGTCTAACTTTAACCTGCCAAACTGTGAAACGTCGATTAATTGGTTATCGCAGTTGACAAGATTATCGGTTGGCGCTATCCTCTTAAAATCGTTTGACAATTGGTCTTTATATTCTATAGCCCAGTCCATATCCCACCAATTAATACTAATGGGGTTCCATCCATTTATGCGTTGTTCTGCGTCCGTCCACGTGGACCAGTACCACCCGCCTACACCAGCGGTGGTGCTAATGCATATGACACGGCCACCATGTTGCAACGTAGGCCAGCCTGCAGCCCACATTACATCCATGCCTTGAATAAACGCCGCTTCGTCAATAATGTTCAACGATGATGCGTGTGATCTCAATACTTCCGGATGGCTGGTTAAGCTCGTTATCTTGCTATTATTAGGGAATATGATTTCGTGTTCATTTAATTTTATAGGCTTCCAAAGCTCTTGCATCCATTCTGGCAAGTTTTCATACAGAAAGACTATATGCTCCCTCAGGAAGCTCATAGCATCGTCGTTTTTCCTTGAGACAATCAATATGGTTTTATAATTATTAAACATTGCAAACCAGAGCGCAAATGCTCCGCTTATCTTACTGATTCCAGCCTGACGACATTTTCTAAAGATATTTAATTTATTCTCTCGGAATGACTGTATAGCTCTCTGCTGATATTTAAATGGAGTAAAAGGTAACATGCCAGCTGAAGGATGCTTTATCTTACCAAATGCATTCAGAAACCATAAGCATGAATCTCGACATCGTTTGATCACTTCACGCTGCGTCGATGAAATCTTAATACTGAAACTCCTGCGTGTCAGCTAGAAGCTTGGTCAGATCTGCATCGACCATGTTGGCTGCGTTATTACCACTGACACTTATATTATTGACATTTAATGTAGCCTTGGTGGCAGCTAGCGTCTTAGCAGCAGTCTCTAACATTTTCACGGCGGTACCATTAATGCCCGACTTCACTTCCACAGCAGTGACCAATGATTCTAGCAATCTGCCGGGTGATTGGCCACGTGCAATGTCTTTTGCGATCTCTTCGCGAATCAAGTTAATGGTATCTTGTGCTTCCTGTCGGTCAGATCTACATGATTGAAGCACTTCATCTGTTACGAGATCTAATTGATCTAAATATTTCTTAACATCGACAGGAGCTTGCGCAGCTTGAGCTGAACCCATTATTTCGACAGTAGGTCTGTTATCCAAATGACGAAGCGGTTCTTCGATTGGTTTGCTAACCAAACCGGGCGATTTTAACTCATTAATTAGATCATCTAAATTTTCTGGGTCAGACATCAGTCACCGAAATGTTCGTTGCCAAAAACGGCCTTCAAATAATAATTATCGTTTTCACTTACTGCTAGCTCTCTTAATATCTGGGCTATCGGCTCTTCCTGCGCCATTTCGTGCAATAGGCGCATGTTACCAGTTTTACGAATCGCTTTAATCGATTCTATAGCGCACATAAGAGGTATTTTGATACGCCTAGAACCCATGCTCTCTCCACGTGCTTTCGCTGCATTCTCACGTTGAGTCTTGGTGCTCTTATCGTGTGCATGCTTCGATCTACCATGCGACATTTTGTGGATCGGCTTACGAGACGGCAAAATCCGTCGACCAACGGCAATTCCGCCAGTGCTTAAAGCATTGTGGCCAGTAGCATTATCTTTATGGTTGGTCTCTGGCGCTGAAACAACCGTTCTGCTATTAATGCGGTCCTTGATCGCTTTCTCTAAAGATTCAGAGATTAAAGCGTCAATGTCGCTAGTTGTACACTTGCCAGTGTCTATTTTCGACTCAATCCAGTGATCTGACATGGGAGCACTCCTTACCACTGTATATTTTCTATGATTCATCTTCAGCGTCTTTAGCATCCCCACGCCGATCCAGCTTAAAGTCTTTAATAGTCCTATTGATTGGCGAATCAGTAAAATCGAAGCTGTTTAACTTCACAAATCTTAGAAAACCAGCGACGGTTGCTCGGTTTAATTTAGAACGCTCCATCAACTTACCAATTAAACCATCATATGGTTTAAAATCATGTAAGACCAGATATTCAAGCGCATCGATAATAGCAAGATATTCCTTGTTATACATGCAAACCTGACGGGCTTCCTGCACGAACCGAAACAACACATCATTTAATGGCTTGGATTTATTATTAAGGTGATTGATATAAGAGTGAGAGTTTTTACGATCACGCCCTTCTTTCTTAATGTAAGCTAAGATCACCGTCCTTGATATCTGACTCCACATATTAAAGACTTTGCTCATCCCGCGAAATAGTATTGTGTCAGACCCGCCGAATAAGCCTTGCACTGGTTCAATAATAGGTTCGTAATGTAGCCTGGTGCTACACTTCTTACAACGCTTGAATTCCTTGAAGACCTGATAGAGCGTCTTTATACCATACTCTTTAGTGCCCGGATCATAGATTATACTATCATTTGGCCGGTCAAGATGAAAACACTTACGACAGTGAGGCCTAGCTCTGTATTTATACAGTGTTTTTTCTATCTGCATCCAGCCAGTGGTTAACAGATCACCGAAGCTGCTATCGTCTTGACCAGGATATATCTGATGTAGTCCTTGCTTCCTAATGACCTGTCTGATCAATTCAGACGCATTAGCCATGATTCTATCTCTGAGAGCTACGCTAGTACAACCTGTCCACAAGTATTGAGTTAGCTCCCACTCCACTATTTCGTTTTTGAAATAGTGACGTCGCATCGGTACTTCACTTGGACTTAAATTTAAAACTGAATCTTCTTCTGATGAGTTCGCTTCCATCGATCGTACCACCAGGAAATGCAACTATTGATTCGTAACCCATGTCAACAATAGCTTTTAATCGAGCTTTTGAATGTTGATATAGGTATTTATTACACCGGAAATAAAAATCGTAGATTTTGCTGCTGCCTACCGAATTAAGTCGAACCGCACGGCCGACCTTTTGAATGAAATCCGTGGCTAGCTTACCTCCAGTAGCTAATATCAAGTGTTCAGTACCGCCTTTTAAGTCTAGGCCACGATTCAGTATTTTACCGCCTATAATAACCCTGATCTCACGTTGCTCAAATCTGCTGAGCGCTATCTTCCGTTGCTTGTGGTTAGTTTTACCGAAGATAAACTCTGTGTCAATTTCATTGGCTTTAAACAATGCTAATAAGTTGTTGCCTAAAGCCTCGCGCTCCACTAAAATTAACACTCCATCTGTGCTGTTACGTTTTAGGATCGCTGTCGTTAACTTCAAGATGTCATTATGAAAAGCGTTATTTTCCACCATGAATTCATTATAAGCTTGATCGTAAGTGGTACTGTTCTTAATGCTTCCATCTAAGCCAAAACACATGCTATAGTATTTGCATGGTATAATTCGTCCCAATTCAGTCAACTTCTTGCGTTCCGCTGTATAGATTATAGGGCCTAGATGTTCTTCAAGAACCATAGCTTCTACGGGCTTAGCCGGATCGGTCGGAGTTCCGCTAAATCCATAGCGTCTGCTCCCCTTGAAGTGCGACCTGAATAAAACTTTCCATGGGTCACTAACTGCTCTATCTGCCTCATCTACTATTAGGCAGTCTGCTTTTTCAACATATTGAAGCAACGATTTAGCGGTTTTTTGCCGAGTCTTAAATCCTTTATAAGATCTTTCCCATTGCTTAACCTTGCGATTATATTCATCTTCATCCTCGCAATGAGCTTTTGACGGCGGCTGAGGAGGTTTGCTTACCTTTGTTAGAGATTGGATAGATCCAACGACTACTGTCTCTCCGTTTGGCCTCTTACCTGCATAGAACATACCAACGGTGTCCGATACCTCACGTAGTTCTAGCCGTGCTTTCAATTGATCAACTACGATCGTTTGGTCGGCCAAAATGACAGTAGTACAATCTAGCGCTTTGACGATAGCGCAAACCAATTCACCTTTGCCACCACCGGTTGGTACGTTGATTACGCCACATTCTGCATTCAGCGCGGCTTCCGTCGCTTCGATTTGGTACTGCTCTAGCTTAATCCCAGGTAAATGGTCATGACCGATCTTGAACAGCTTGCGTTCTAAATTCCTCTGGTCGTCAATGTCTAACGGAAAGCCATGCTTCGCCGCAAGCTTTTTCACTTTACCCAGAAACGGAAATGCGACCCTTTTCTTAGCCCTATTATACTTACGAAATACCCCATCCCATTGAGACATCTGGTTAGGATCAATGTAAGCATTCGGTCTGGAGACGCTGAACTCATTCCACAAGATCTCTTCTTCTGACACGGTTACGTTGTCGAAATAAACCCATTTGTTATCGACGATGATAGCCCGCATTTGACTCTATTCCACGTTTTGAGTATATGTTCCGTCGCCTATGATCTCCACTATTAAATACCTAGACTCAAGCTCCTCTGTGGCCTTTCTGCCGAACATTATATCAAGCTTGGCTGAAAAGTAAAATGACTCCCCTTCATTTGTAGTAATCACCATGTCCACTGGTTCATTCTGTTTTTCATCTAACTTTTGCAAGATAGATTGGATGTCGAGTTTAGACTGGATTGTTTCCATTGTTCTTTCGCTTAATGTTTAGATGTAGAGGATTGACGCTATTTCTTCTTTATGCCTGATGGAAGCTAAGCTTGCCTCCGGGCTTGCGAAGTCGATTGCGTCGAATGATATGTCGAAATAAGGAAACAAAACATAGGCGCCACTGAAGTCGTATTGGTAACTAAAGCATTGATGGCCGTATTGTTCACGTAACATAGGTTCTAGATATGCTACATATAAGTCGTATGTTTCAGCTTCCGTAAATCTCATATTACATCAATACAATGGCCCCCCTGCAGAGCAGCAGGGGGGCCATACCTTCATTATTGGGCCGCTGTTTCAGTCTTCAATTCACACGTGTCATTTTCGCAATAGTTGCTACCAGCAGCTTCCATTATGTAATCAGTATAGTCCACTTCTTTAATGCTACTATTATATTCATCGACCTCCTGTGGCGCACAAGGGATATATGGTGCTTGTGGATAGTTGTGTTCGAAATAAGGCAAGAAGCTAATGCCCTTCAGTTGGTCTTCATATAATTCTAGAGCTGAAGCGATGTCTTTAGCTTCATGCTTCTTAAACTTAACTGTGCAACTAACTTGATTATCTGCCCAATAATGTTGGTAAGCAGCACAATTTTCCAGTTGCTCCAGCATACTCACCTCATTTACCGCTTTAACAGATCTATCGCTGATAGCGAAATATACTACCATAGTACGACTATCAGTCACACTAGGTTCTACCCTATATCCTGCCTTTTGGAGGATCTTAACAAGTATGTTATCCTTGGCTACACGTACAGTTCTCCAATAAGTTGTAGCTTCTGGGTAGTGGATGCCAGGTGTGGCTCCAGCTAAGAGCGACACCGAACCACTAGGCTTGATGCTGGTCTTCTTGATGCTCTTAGGCACACATAACCATTCTGAATAGATCATGTCCCAACTATCGATCTCACTATAGCCTGCGTCACAAAAATCACTCAAAACAGCACGTCTACCGAATTTAGCAAAAGCTTGCACTATACCTGATTGTGATAGGCCTATGCGACGATTACGTAACATCACTTGATTGGTGCGGACATTATGGGTAGGCAGCAAGGTAACGGTTTTAGCATACAGGTATGCGAATTTCAATGTGCGCATGAAATCCGCTGCATCATCATGTCTGGCTGGGAATGTCTCAACCAAGCAACATAACTCAGAAGATTCTAGCGATTGCTCGACGCAAGGGTTGCTTCCGGCAACTCGCCCATCAATACCAGGAGTATGCCCATCTTTCATGCGGCCATAATCTCGCATATTTTGGAGCCAGATAAACCCTGGTTCGCCATTGGCAGCAATCTGCTCACCGAATTTCGAATAATCCATACCAACTTCAGCGGACACGCTATTGTTGGATGCCCATCTGTAGCTGTTAAGCGCGTTCCAGGTTTCTATAGCTCTGTTTAATTTATCGGCTGAGATAGTAGTTCCCGTGAAATCATCGATAGTAGCATGGCTACGAGATTTGCTATACAGACCATTTGTGACATTGAAGAATTCATTTCTTTCAGTTTCAGTTAAGCCAGCGGTGACATTTTTCATGTTACTATATTCAGTATCATCAGGGCTACCGAAGGCGATTTCCGCTGTGTTATGCACAAGCATGCCCTCAGCAACGAATTCATTCCTGCCTGGGACCGATAGATCATAAGTCTCGACTTCGATGCTTTCATCAATTACAGCTTCTACAGCTATAGGCACTAAATCATTTGTCTCTGCATCACATAGACATGCTCTGTTATATGACATTTGTGCTTGCTGCGGACTCCATGAACGACCATAATCGATGGTGCTCTTGTAAACCCATGCTGAAGGAAATCCATAGTCATGGCCACTATATCCAGTCATTACACGCAATTGCTTAACAGCATATTGTTGAACAAGTTCATTGAACTTTGAAATCGCCATTTCACCAACCAAATGTAATTCCCATTTAGCTTGGTTAGTGCCATCTTCTTCAGCTCTAAGCACACACTTTGTAGGTATTCCAAGGCTTGAATACACCGCTTGCACTTGCTTAATGAATTTGGCATAAACGCTGGCCAGTAATACAGTAGGTCTATTTTTGGTAGATCCATCCGTATCTAGCAGTCCAGCCAAATATGCAGCTCTGATCTCTGGCATACCACACAAAATGAATTCTGGCACGTCTAGAGGTGTCTTAGCAGTCTTTAAATTTTTGTGAAAATACGACGCTAATTTTCGTGACGTCACTCGTAATTTGTGGCTATTATCATGGCTTGACTGCTCTCTAGCAGTAAATCCAAACATTGCGAAGCCAGTACTTATTTTTTCGATCATCCCATCATGGTATTCATCTCTATTCACAGAGATGGAGACAGACGAACCGTGGTGTTTACGACCTTTGTATGCTCGTCCATCATACACATAACCATCACCATGGATAGCGCCAATAAACCACGCCACATCGGTTGTTAGATTAGGCACGATCATTTGGTTACCGCGTGTTGACGCATCGGTGTCGCTAGGCAGTGCAGTTGTGACGCCTGGAATTATCGCATCTACAAACACCATCCTATCATCTTTAACTAGTTCTTTGGCGCGCTTCCACTCATATTTTCCAACACCAGACATAATAGCAATGCGGTGTCGATCAGTACATCTGAACTTACCCATCTGATTTTTAATAGTAACAACCCGCTGAACGCCCTGTTTAACATTCTCAATGACTGGATAATATCCATCAGCTGTTAACACTAAATCGCCAACCCTCACCTGTTCGATTGGTGTTAAACCTCTTTTTAAGTGGACCAATGTGCCTTTAGGCAAACAACGCCTAACATTGCCAGCAACAACACATTTACCAATGATGTTCATGATGTCGGTAATATCGACGCTAGATAGTTTTTTACCGACTCGGCTATCTAATAATGCGATAACTGCGTTGTGCAGCTCCACCAAGATCCCAGAACCAGCTGCAGTGCCACCGAATCCATTGATGGGGCTACCTTTTGGTCTAATCAGCGAATAATCGAATTTTACTTTACCATCTTTATACTTAAGCGTGTAAGAATGCAATAGCATCCTTAATGACTCTACCCAACCTTCACGTGAGTCTTCTATTTGATATCCCACGGTTTTAGCAGATGGATTCTTTATAGCGATCCTGTCTTTACCTTTAGTATCGAAACCCACTCCAACACCTAGCATCGCCATATCCATCAAAAAACAGAATGGCTCTGCTGGATCGGCTTCTATGGTATCATCAGTGCTGATAAATGCACAATTGCCAGTTAATATGTTATCTGCAAGTGCAAAAGCCTGTGTATCTGGGACTTGCGGACAATAAACTTCGGCAAATTCACCAGTCTGTTCAACAGACTTAACATGCCACTTGTATAATGGCCTATCGCGATGGCTACGATGATCTAAAAACCGCTTCTTATGCTCAGAAAGCAAAAAGAAGTCTTCATTAAGATGGATCGGCATAATACCAATTTTATATCCTATGAATTTTTTCTTGATGCCATCATGGGTAACTGTTTGCGTAGTCTGGACTATTGAATATGTGCCTATGCCAAGAACAGCACAAACATCACGCACTAATAACATGTTATCGTATTCGCTACTAGCTATGCATATCTGATTGCCCTTAGTGTTGATGGTGCCGTCAGCTGCAAAATATCCAGCCAACCATCCATATAAATAGCTCTTAGATTCACGTAGAGACGGTTTCCGCCTGAAAAATCTAGGCAAGTCAGCTACTCTAACTGCCCCTTCAACGCCCTTTTCCTTATCGAACGAAGTAGGGCAATTGGGGAAATATTCTAATAATTCCTCATTTTTATGTCCACACAGATAGAGATAAGTGCCACACGATTCAGAATCTTGACCAGTTGTGCCATCACCATAGGCAATGCCATGCGCAACACCAAAAGCACTAGGTCTGACGTTGCCATTGACACCACTGCCATACACAGATTGCATTATATGATGTTCAGTCAGGTTGACTGTTGTTACTTCTTTATAGCCAATATGCTGTCGCTTTTTAACAATTACACCAGACGTATCTTCAATAGCGACAGTTTGCGTTTTACGTAAATCTTTAGCGAACCAACGATGGCCCGCAGTAGTATAGATAATCTTCTGGACGCCAGCCCGCTCTAGCGTCAGTTTATATAATTCCTGTACACCAAATGATTTAATTGGTGCTTTCACCCATTTACCACCAGTAGTCAACAACTCCTGTTCGGTGCCTACCAGCAATCCGATTTGTTTAACACCATCTCTAGTAATGATCTCTGTCTTACCATCGAAGCAATTATTCAATGCGGCGCCAAGTCTAGACCACATGAAGTCCGTGCCCATCATCCAAAGTCCGCGGCCAGGAGGTAAGAATTTGAAGTCCCACATCCTCTGAAACATCTCTTGGGCGCTTTCTTGCGCTTTTTTAAAGTTCCATGGGATGTGCAAAGAAACGCAATGGCGCCGTTGTATTTCGTAGCATCCTTCTACAACACGCTTGATGCAATCAAAGAATGATTCTTTCGACCCATCTGGTTTAAGGCGAGAATAAGTCCTGAAAAATACAAGTTCACCCAATCCATTGAATCCGAAGTTAGGCTTTTTAGCCTCGTATTGCTTAAGGAATTTTACATCAAGGCTAAAATAATCGCGTGGGTTGATCGCTTTTGACACACCTAACATAGCCACTCCTATACGTTTGAGAGTTCTTTTAATCTACCACGAAGAAGAAATAACTGAACATTGCTTGGCAGTAACTGACGTTCAGCTGGCGGCAAACCATCAAGTGATTCCATTAACTCTTTCGATACGGCTAGCATATCGTCAGTTATTCTACTCGATTTGTACCACAAGAGCAGATTTGAAAGACCATTAACGCGCTTAAGTAATATAGTTTTTAAGTCAGTATCTCTAGCTTGCTCCCGAAGCCATTTCATCAGTAAAGCATAATTCTTCCTAAACCGCTTAAATGATTCTAAATCAGTCAACACTTGTTTAAGACATGATTCTAGGAGATTCTTCTGATGGAACACACTGAAACCCTTAATGCCGATTTTTTTGTTTTTCACATACCTTATTACGAATTTAATGAAGTATTCGGTTTGCGCTTTATTAAATTCCCAAGATTTAAGTCTATCATTAAGAGACTTAACGTACCGATATGCATATGATTTTTCGAAAGGTGTGTCAGGTTGCTGTCTGATGATTATTCTTTCAGATGCATAAACAGCCTGCATCAATGTAAATAATTCGTGGATCTCTTGACTTTCAGATAACGGAGAAGTTCTCATGGCAGAAAGCCCCGAAATTGAAATCCAAAAACAGAATGAGAAATTCCAGGAATTCCTCAAAGAAGCAGGTCCGCTTCTAGAAAAATACGGTTTCGATCTAACCGTCCTAATTTCTAAAAACTTCGCTAGCCCAAGACCTAATATCTTTTTCCGAGGCCAGGCATTTGATTGCTCTGTATTATTGAGCAAAGTAGCTGACGACTTCAAGTATGAGATATTATCACAATTCTACTCAAAACCAGTGCCATTACCACCAGCAGAACAAGCACCACCAGAAGCACGGTCAGCACCCACAGGACCAGTAAGCGCACTGCCAGTATAACGTCGCAATTTTAAAGTGTTTCGAACCAATCGCTATAGTAATTGAATGCGGTTGGGTTAGGGTCTATCAAGTGCCTAACAAACGGCAATCTTGTCTTATCTTCGATCGAATTAGGCTTAGCGCCTGCGAAATGCAACACTTTAATATTAGCATCGATTCCCCACACGGGCTTCCAGTTATATTCTAGCGGCAACAATCCGTACGATCCTAACGGAAATATCGCATTCAGATCATCGAAGTCAAACGAATTATTGCCTTCAAGGTGCTTGTCTATATGGTCTAAGATTTCAATGTCAAACTCTAGCATCTTGCCCACATGATATATCATTAACCCTGGACAGAAATGTGTCTTGTCGGTGTTTTTGGCCGACCCAGCCCAAAACGGTTTTCCTGTATATCCTATAACAAAGTCTTGTAACAAAAAGCAATCGATGTCGGCGTACAGCACATTATTGCTAAACCCAAGGTTATGAGCTATAAACGGAATTTCAGTTTTAAGGTAGGTGCTACGACAGGTGTCGAGCCATTTTAAATGGTTATTTCTCAGACTGCGTTCGAATCGATGTAGCATCCTGTGTTGGTATCGGATGACGTTCACATCTTTCGGGATATCGTCTAGCAGCGTGTTTCCATCGAATACAAGATGTACTTTGAAGGACGTGTTATCAAGGGCTACTTTGAGGCTCTTTAGAAACATTCGCCAATAATTTGGAAATCTTAATTTCGTGCCAGTTGAAGCTGTGAAAAATAACTGCTTATCTGACATTTGTTTCTGACTGTATTTAATTTAAATGGTTCAGTTATCTACAGAATTGGGGGGATATGATGATTAAGGTGGCTAGCCAACCTTCTGTGTATGTGGTTGGTCGACAAATGTGCGACCAGGATGAGATCAAGCAATTCCTAGACGATCATGAAGTACAGTGGGAGTCTGATACCAATGAGCCCGCAGAATTGCTAACCGAGATGGCCGGACGCATCTGCTATATGAGCTTCGCAAAACCTAGGCCAGGTGGCAACAAAGCATATCTTAGTCACATATTAGAGGTGGGCCACGGTAGCGTGCTTGAGCACGGCATGTGGAATCTTGTAATCACAGACATAAGCAGAAGCCTTACCCATGAACTGGTACGTCACCGAGCTGGATTCGGATACAGCCAATTAAGCCAGAGGTACGTTGACGAATCGGTAGCTGAATACGTGGAGCCTGAGATTATAGCAGCGGACCCAGAGCTACACGAGATTTGGTTAAAAACTGTGCAAGCTGCTCATGATGGTTATTGCGAATTAGCTGAAAAGTTAAATGCTAAGCTTGCGCACGTAACCGATAGGACATCAAGGAGGAAGCAAGCAAGGCAGGCTGCACGCAGTGTATTGCCAAATGCTACTGAGACGAAGATTTTTGTTACTGCTAATGCGCGAGCTTTAAGGCATTTCATAGAGCTACGTGGAACTCGTCATGCTGATGATGAGATACGGACTTTAGCTATTGCTATCTTATTAGTAATGAAGGAAGAGGCTCCGAATATTTTCGGCGACTACGAGCTGGTCGAATACGAGATTGGAAAGTTCGAAGTCCTCACTCAATACCGCAAAGTCTAAAGCTTAGGCTTAACTGTCGTGGTGGTAGTGGTTACACTTGGATTTACCGTACCGGGCTGGTCAGTTAGAATCCATTCGTACACGCCATTTGATTGCGCAAAAAGCCTTGCGGATGCGGCTCTAATATTTTGGATTTGCGTAGAGGTAAAATCGAAAGGCTCTGTTTTATAGAGATTAATTTTACCTAGCTTCTCTCCAGTATCTTCGACTAGCAGTAAAGATAACATAGTGACCCCTAAGTGGAGACTAATATGGTTTATGATGCGTTCCAAATTAGCTACTCTATAATTGACCCGTGCTGCACCAAATGGTCAGACATCGCTGTTTGTAATATTGACATCGATGACGACGATCTAGATGGATTCGGTGACAGCGACGATCTTGATGATGAGGACGACTACGACGATGAAGAAGAAGATGATGAAGATGAGGACGATGACGAAGATTATGACGATGACGAGGATTATGACGATGACGACGAAGATGATGACGAAGATGATGATGACGACGACGAAGATGATGAGGACGAGTATTTTGACTATCTAGATGATGACGAGGAGGCAGCATCAAGCACATAAGCTATTATCCAACTATCGAAATCTGGCCTATCAAGATCAGATGCCGTGATTAATACGCTTGACGCCTTGCCATTTCCACTATCGTATATTACAAAGTCCTCGCAAGATAGTGGAAATATTGCAAAGCCATCTGGAATATGTCTTTTAATAAAGTCAAATGCGGCCTGAGTGGTAACATCACTGGTATACAATGCGTCTAGGCGCTTCTTTATCGCTAAGCTGTAAATCGAGTTGGTTAGCTGTAACATTAGCCAAGGTTTTCTAATTTATAAACCGTCCGGTAGACTAAAGCCGTTATTTCATCGATAATATTAGCGTAGTAAGAATAAGAGCCAGATAAGTTTTGATTGGCTGATTTCAATTGCTTAGCCAATTGTCGCAAGTACGGAGCCATCTCTTGCGACAATTGCGCTGGTGAGATACTAGCAAGTTCGATCAAGCCAAATTCGCCTTGATACACTTCTACTAATTCATCAATCAGCGGTAGCAATTGTGTGTAAAAGACATCTAGAGCCTCGTGTTTAGAAAATGACTTGGTAGCAAAGTGTGCAAGGTGCGCTATTTGCCTTGCTTCGAATAATTTTAAGATTAGCACGTTGAAAGAATTATTCATTTTTAGCTCCAGTGCCCAATAGATATTGGACCCATGATACTGATAAGATTTTCTCTGCTTGATCCGTAGAGATCTGGTTATCGTAGATTCGCTTAACAATAATTGGTAGTAACCTATTCACAATCCAAGGCTCTAACTGGTCTACATCTACCTCTTTGCGCATGATGTTTAAGCCTAGGCGCTTAAACACGTTCTCGTAAGCTGCTTGCGGCCTAGACCAGCGGTTGTTGTATGGGCATCTGATTTGTTTAGATGCAAGCTCGTCTTCACTATACAACAGTTGTAGGTAAGCCAAATTTTTTGCATCGTATAAATGGCCGCCATGGCGACTAGTAAATGGATGAGCTGTGATTATTAATCGAACGTCGTTAGCGCATACGTCCAAAATTTGTTTTAATGCTGGCTCCAAAGTGCTTGACGGCACATGATCGATAACGTCGTGCAAGATAATCGTGTTATACGGAGCGTTAACTAGCACTGATTCTAGATCGGTGATAAATGTGATCTTGGAATTATCGATGCCGTCCCAAGCTTTATCAGGTGCAATGTCATAGGCACATACGGCAGACGCTCCGCGCTTAACTAATTCATTTGCTACTAGACCATCTCCGCAGCCAAAGTCTAAGATCCTATAATCTTTTAGCAGAGCTATATCGTAGCTAGACGCAATCTGTATGGCTCGATAAGTCTTCTCTTGTAGAGTATGACAATCAGAAATAAGATGTTGGGGCCAAGCAGCTGGCCACTCGGGATCTAGAAGATCAGGCCATGCTGATTCAATAATAGTCGGCTTGATGGGTGCTTCTAACCGTCGAATTAATTCGTCCAATGTGACTAAATTGTGATGTATGGATTGGCGTAGCGCTTGCAGTTCATCAATCATGGATCGCCTCCCTGAATTTTTCACATGTCAATTGCAACGTTCTGATTGCCTTGCTTTCGATTTGCCTAACTCGTTCCCTAGTAACGCCTAATTGCTGTGAGATCTCTTCCAACGTCCTAGGCGTCACCCCTAAGCCGAAGCGGTATATTACAACATGCTGCTGATTTGGCGTTAGATTCTTGAATCCATAATTTACGAGGTCTTTGCAATCTGCTTTGAGATCTATTTTCCGCCAGTCATAATCTGAAATGTTAGTCTCTTGACCATATTCGCAATCCCAGGAAGAGGTCTTATTCCAGACTTTCATGATGTTAGATCTATTGCTATGGACTTTGCTATAAAGGTTCTGCAACATCCCTTTCATTACGTAGGTGGAAAATCTAAATCCGAGGGCGGGGTTATAAAGATCGATCGATCGCATCAATGTTAAGCAGCACATCTCGTATTCATCTTCATATGTGGCGTTCCTGGTACGTTGGCTTTCGTATTTGGTAGTGGCGAAATGTGCAAGACTCGCATAGCAGGAAGCTATCATATGCCTAAGATCGTCGTATGTGTGCTTGAGCGTGGATAATTCTACGAAATCTATGTCCTCCCTAAATAATGCTTCTCTCAATTGCTTTCGGTAGATGTTATATTTCAGGAAGGCGATCTTTTCGCCTTGCGCTGTGAATATAGCATGCTCTGTAGCGTTTCTGTCTATTTTAAAGTCAGTATCACAAAACCGATGATTAAGGAGTGTTTCGTCCGAGATCGGAGACTGATTGGTGTAGAAGTTCAAATCCATACGTAGGACGCCACGGATCAAGCTTATTCTTTCGAAGTGCTCACGTAGACCAATCGTCGTTACGTTCTTCGTTAGATTCTCTGCGTTTTTTTTGAGTGCGGAGTTCACGACTGGCAGTTGGGTTTTGCAACGACCTTTTAAAAGCATATAGTTCTTTCTCTAATACACCACATTGGTCTAATACGTCTAGTAGCATATCCTTCATTTCTACGTTCAACTGTACGACGTAAACGTCCAAAAACGGTTCGCAGACATTAAACATTGGACGCTGCATAAAGCTTCTATCCATATTGGCTAACTTGTACAATATTAACTTATTAATTATATATTCGCTCCGCCAAATTTACATATAATAGATTACCGGTTGCGAGATTATCAGTGTCTACTCAAATTGAGACTATTCTTAGCATACGTAACCAACAATCATCAATTGGCCATACTGTATGGTTACAGCAGCCATTCGGTGTAAAAATGGTGAATATTACGGCTTTCGAACCAGACCCTAATACATATCGCGATGATTATTACTATCATGCGGTGCTTAACACGTTATATGTGAAAGTACCGGGCAATAAACCTGGCCTAAAGGTTTGGAAGACTGCAAACTAATGATATATAAATTTACACTTCTTGGTGCAAGTCAGTTAGGCACCGAAAATGCTCGGAATAGCTTCGTCACCCCGACGGGTGTACCTACCTCAGGTATCAGTAGAGTATATGTTAAGTATACAAAGATGTCTGGCAAGGGCGGGGTCTCTTCCACTATCACGGACCTGTCTTCGGGACTCAGTACTATACTAAACGGGCTGAGTGGTTCGAATTTTAATAACTCCGATCTAGTTTTTGAGTTTACCGGCCCTGGGATTGGCGCTTCGCAGCCAGGACCGGGCACTAATTGGATCAGTGGCACTTACCAACCGGCTATAGTCCCGACTTATTACGCTCAACTTATAAACAGTGGTGATTTGAACCCCAACGTCACTTGGCAGTTCAGCATAGCGACCAATCAATATCCTCTTTCTTTAGAATCAGTAGAACTAGTATTCGAATCGATATCGAACGTGAGTTGCACTGGGACTGCTTTAGCGATCTCAGCTTTCGACTTCTACCGAACCACCTACACAGGTACCGATGCGAAGTTACGAGCTTGCTTTAATATTGATAAGTCGCAACCGACTATTTCATTGGCAAAGCTGACTGACGGAGATGCCAGCACCGGTTGGGCGGCTTTCGGGCTAGCTAATGCTAATGAATCCGCTTGGATAAATTTCGATTTGGGCTCTAATTTCAATATTACAAGTTTAGAAGTCGCACCTAGCGGACAGACATGTGTAGCGCCGATTGTTGGTGGCATTGGCGATCAGGGTCGCATTGGTGGCATGAATTATCTAAATGACGCCAATATACTTTATAGTACTGATGGCGTCACATATAAACTAGCGACAGTGCCGTCTACTGGCGCTACATTTGTGTTTGCGAATACTGTTTACGGGATTTGGGCTTGTTATCCATTCGCTTTCGTGGCACGGTACGTGAGGATAAGGAGTGCAGTTGCCACTAACGCTGTGCTAGGGCTTTCTAGGTTTAGATTGTTTGGCACTGCTGCCACTACAACCACTTCAACCACTACAACCACTACAACTACTACGACCGTTACGCCCACCACCACTATCACTCCAACTACGACGGTTACGACGACTACCACCACCGGTGCACCATCTGCAACACCAGTCCATGCGTATGACTTTAAAAGGCGTCTTTTAGACGTAAATTCGATCTATCCTGTTGGTTACCCTAATGGTTCGATAGACTTCGCTGATAATAATATAGCAAATGACACTGCTTACGACCCGAACGCAATATACGTTGGCAGTCGTACTAATAGCACCACTGGGGCAATTAGATTTAAAGCTCCTACCTCTTCATTCAGCAATCCGACCCAGGGTTACAAATACGTTGCCGAAGGCGTTAATCTTAATGCAAGTAGTATTACATTCTGGCTGAAATTCCCGTTGCGCGGCGTTGCAAATGAAACTCTTCCTGATCGCCACATTCTACAGTTGCTTTACGATGATAATTCAATATTTCTTTTGAGCATTATATCAGGACAATTATATGCATCAAGTAATACAGCTAGTGTTAAGATAGCGGACTTTTACTATCAGGCAGTTCCTGGTCAAACCGGGATGATGTTTTCAGAGTGGTATTTCATAACGTTGAGAATTCAACTCGGTAACTGCTATATTCAAGTGTGGAAACAGAACGGCACGAAGATATTTGAAACTGCAGTAGGTGGTGTCCAATCCGGCTCTAGACGGTTACAAATAGGTGGTTACTTTGACTTAAGTTATATCGTAGGAGTGCCAATTGCGGACGGCAAACGTGTAAATCCTAACGCTATTGGACAAGACCTAGCTGATTTGAGGATCTTTGCAACGTTCATTAGCGACGCTCAGATATCAGCCATATACAATGCAGGTTACGGCACCGATGTGCCAGCATATACGCCTGACGATTGGCGCTGTCCTATGCATTTATTGGCCTTTAAAAGCAATCTCGATGACACTGGTGCATCTAAGGGTGCAAACGTTCTGATAACTGCACCAACTAACCTTAGTTACGTGCCGTCAACTAACAGGACCGACGCACGCATCACAAACGGTGCAGTTAACTCGATCAATTTACTAGAGACCAATAGAGATGGAGTCACCTCATGGGGAAATAGTTCAGGATCTACCGTATTCTACGACTGGATGGTTGGCTTCTGGTGCTCTTTCGGAGCTACTTCTTTAACAAATCAGACTATCGCTCGATTGGTTTTGAGATCGGGAACAAGCGACTTGCTATTGCTCAAGCTATATCGAAATACCTTTACATTATCATTAGATTTATATAGTGACTTTGCTGTCAGGACCGCTTCTGCTACAGTGGTTACAAGTACTGGAGCTGGCGTCGGCTTACCAATGACATCGCTTTGCCATTATGCTATTCGTTATTCCCAACGCTCTAAATCGTTAACTGTATACGGTAATGGTATACCACGGATTTCAATCGCAGCTGACTTAATAGTTTCTGCAGAATGGGTCAATATTGGTGCTACATGGCAATTGGGCAGCAATACAGCTATCGATTCTGCGTTGACTTTCTCCGATTTAAGGTTAATCTGTTTAGGATCCGGCAATCCAGATTCCCTAAAGATCAATAGCTTAAACGTTGAGCCCATGTACAATGCAGGGGTAGTCAATGGGCTGGGTTGCCCAACCACTACTACTACTACCACCACTACCACAGGCACCTCCACCACAAAGCCACCTGAACCCAGACCTTTGCATTATTTCCCTCTTGCCGGAGATATCGGCGATCGAGTTGCTGCAAACATAGGTATCTCAGCTCTCAATCCGTTCATTACCTCGTTCGACCATAATTTGGATCTCATCACAAACGTAAACGGAAACTTGAATTATTTAGATGTGGCTGGTAGTGCTGCTGGTAGTGCTGCACTCATCAATGGCTCTTTGAAAGCTGTGGCTTTAAGACTTGATAAATATGAATCCGGCCATGCCTTGCGCGCATATAGCTTGCAGTCTTTTATGTTTAATGGCGGCGGAAACCTTTCGCCATCGCCACGCGGCACAATTCAGTTCTGGGTTAAGTTCAATTGCGTAAAAGGAGATTGGCATCTAAAAAATATCATAACATTCGCCAGTAACCCCAGTAACGAAAGCTCTCGTTCCGGGACGTTTAGACTTATTCTAGAAGGAGATGGCTATCTTTATTTCTATGAAGGGAATAATGGTTCGTGGTTAGGTAAAGTAGATGTTGATTTCCTAGTAGACACTTGGTACTTCTTTAATATCTGCATGTATATTGACGAAGCAAGGCCTGTCAATCTGCAGACTACAATTTCTATCAGCGCCTTCGCCATGCTTGATCGTATAAACAATATACTGTTTGAAAAAACTTGGCAATTTTTGTACCACAGGCGAGCTTTAGGCTATCTCAATTACATACACATTGGTGGCGACGGCAGCACATGGGCGCCTTATTACGATAGAGATATTGCCGGTGCTCAAACTTTGATGGTAAGTGGTTTAGTAATTTGGGATGTTTTAATATTCGCAGCCAAGGCCAAAGAGCTGTTCAACTACGGCAACGGTATAAATTATTCGTGGCCATATCTTGCGGGAGGAGATGTGCAGTGTCCGGTTCACCGATTCCCGTTTGACAATGACGCATTGGATGTTAGTCGAATAAATCTTTATGCACCGCTACAGTGCAATGCATACGGTGATATAAATTTCACGCCATCTTTGATGGGTGATGCTGTAGTGTATAACTCTGCTGTCGATCCAGCTGGGTATTTGAGTATAGTGTCGCTAGCTTCCGAATCAATTCCGATTTGGCAAAACTGCGCATATTGTAATATGATAGGGTCAGGCAACAGTTATGGCATCAGCATATGGTTCAAAGACACTGATTTCAAGACAGCTAAACTTGACACAACAGGTAGCGACGCTGTATTGCAGCTTTCTTACCTTAATGAAGATGGTTCGAAAGTCCCCGTCACTAGCGTGTCTCAAATTTTACCAGGTTTAGATCGTAGACCCCTACTAAATTATTTTAAAAATGATTTTCCGCCGTCAAGATATACTATCTGTGATTTTGGTAGCAGCCCGAAGGTGGGTGTTTGGAATCACCTGGTAATCAGCTATGATGGACATTACAACCGTTACGTACTCTACTTGAATGGACAGGCGTGTGTCGACGACCAAAGGGATTACCGACCACTAACACCTATCGGCGCTCCGAAGAAGATCGGGATGGTATTAGATCTAGGTGGATCCACGCAGTGGTCGTTCGACGAGTTAAGGATATATGATCGTCAGCTTAGCTCTATTGACGCACTCACGTTATACGGTGGTGGTAGCGGCAATGCAGAGACATGTCGAGATCCTGGTCCGACTACGACATCAACTACAACCACTACTACGCCACCTTATGTTAATACCCCTTACCACTACTACCCTTTCTCGCAAGACACTTATGATTACTTTTACGACTCTGATATAGCAGCTGTGGGAGGTGTGTTTGAGACTTTCGATGGTGTGACAGGCTTCACGCCACCGTCAACTGGAGCCCAACACTCCGCCACGTTTGGTGGGTTTACGTTCTCAGACGAAGAACTGGTTTTCACGGTATTCATAAGGCCAGTGGCTAGTTCGACAGAACTGGCAATCATTTCATTAGATATCAACAATATCACTAACTTAAACGTCGAAACTACTCAGACATTCGAGCTAAGATTACAGGCACCAGGAACGTTGAGGGTAGCATGGAATGGAGTGGAATCTACCCTTATTAACATATCGTTGCCCATCAACGCTTGGTCGTTCCTTGCGTTCAAGCGACTAAAATCAGGCTTTACTGCTATTTCACTAAATAATGGGTCGTGGTATAACGGCCCAATCATTAATGCCAATGCTAATATTAATATTTCAAGAATCCTGATTAATGCAGCTACTTTCGCAGATTTAAGATTTTACTCTGACAAAGATGTAAACTTTTCCGCTATCTTTAATCAAGGTAAACCTAAGCCTTTAACTGTCTTTAATTGGCGCTATCAATATAAAAATCCAATCCACCATTATAAATGCGACGGCACAGCTATTGACAAGATTTATGGTCTAGATTTAGCTGCGGGAGCAAGCACTTCTTATTCAGCTGGTGCACCCAAACTGGGCGGGCAAAGCTTAAGAGTTGGTGGGTCAGTATCTTACGACGTAGCATTCAATGCTAACACTGGTCCGGTGCCGGGTGGCGTTATCAGCAACGCGGGTGGGCAGGGGGACTACGGTTACGCTTTCTGGCTAGACTGGGGCCAAGACACCTACTCTGGCAAAATAACTAGCCAAGAAAGCACCACAACGATATGGTTTTCGCTGCAAGTTCTACGCACAGCGACAGATGCCACCTTGTCGCTCAGTGTAGTGAATTTCTTTGGCACCACGGTAACCACCAGCATCTACGTGACGCCTCTGAGCACCTTGCCAAAATGGACTCACGTAGCATTCAGGTACAATTCTCTAAACGAGGTTCTATTTGCCTATATCGACGCCGTTTGCGTCGCTACGACCGCAGTTCTGATCAGACCGATTGCTAACTTACAGGCAATTCAGCAAACTTTGTATTTAGGATCATCGGCGACCGTCGGCGCAATGCCACAAGTAAACTTCAATGATTATAGAATCTACATGTTCTTACGTGGGCAGGATGTCGCTAAACTATTTGAAGGCACTTACGAATCTTATGCTCCGACATTTCCACCTACAACCGACCAAGTGCATCATTACAGGTTTAATAATACAACTTATGATTCCTGGGGCAATCAGGACTTGGTCCCGATCTCCAATGGTGGCTATGGCATCACCTACGTCAATAGGACTTTCGCTGGTGTATCGCAACCATGCGGCGCTAGATTCCGAGCGATCAATACAGAGTATGCTTGGTATAACGTAAGTTCTAGTGGGAATTGGCTCAGTGCAGGGCTTAGTTCTTTTACGGTCGCAGGCTGGTTCAGGATAGATAGCAATCCACCGCTAAATCAAGCGACCGGCACTATTCTTTTTATCCGGAGTCAAGTAGCCGAAGTTGACGATATACATGTGTTCTATGATCAACAAAACGTTTATTGTAACAGTGCTACGATCATTTTTGGTTGGCCACAAAATACTTGGACATTCATTTCGATCCAACGGGTAGGCAACGCCATATCAATTGCAATTAATCAAGGGACATCGACATCGATACCATTAACAGCAGAAGATCGAGCGATGTCATTTGGCGATTTCATACTAGGTGGCGCTCCCGTAAATGTGGCGACTGAGGCTACCTATCAATTCGGCAACGTGTCAATTAGCGACGTGGTGGTTTACAAGGCAATCGTAGACCTGTCCTCCTATTATAACCTTGGACTCGGCACATTTAGTGATAGCTGGGGTGAAGATGCCGCTCTGTGGTACTGTGGTCCACATCAATATAAGTTGAATAGTAGCGGTGAAGATTCAAACGGCTATTTGCCTCTGACCATCGGTGTGGGTACGAGCTTTAATGCAGGAAAGATAAACAATGCTTTGACTGTTAATGGCTCTGAATATTACGATGCCACCAAGAATGCCGTTGCTGCAGGTGCTGCTGGTGCACCATTTAACACTTTAGGTAATAATTTCAGTATTGCGTTCTGGGCTAAGTGGCAGGATACGTTTATTCTAGGTGGAACACTTCTAACCACGTTCGATAGCAGCATCGGGTCAGCTAAACCTACGATCAGTTTAGCTACAGCGCCACAGAATGCTACTGGCACTGGCACTGGCACTGGCACTGGCACTGGCACTGGCACTGGCACTGGCACTGGCACTGGCACTGGCCCAAATGTTCCAGCTTGGGAAGTAACCATAATGGACTCTGGTGGCACAGAGGACGTGGTTACCATAGCATTAGATTTGGCGGAATCGCAGTTTTCGGATACTTGGACTCACTATGCACTAACTTACAACAATGGCAATTTCACGGCTTACTTAGACAGCAAGGTGGTAGGCAGTTACGGTGTAAATCGGGCTAATATCAATCCTAATACTTTAGTGCTTGGTGCAGCATCCGGCAGTATGCCTAGTGTGGCATTTGATGACGTGAGGACATTCAGCAATACGCTGACTGGATGGGATGTGGCCGAGCTTTATAATGCAGGTGCTGGTACAGAAGATTCGTGTAACGGCACTACCACAACCACAACTCCGGCGCCAACTACAGCACCACCTCCAATTCCATTAACCTATTTAACTCATTATTGGAAATTCGACCGAAATACTTATGATTACTATGCTGTTATTAACAGCACTGGTGGGCAAGATTGGCTATCTAGCGGCCTCACAGCTTTTGAAGTTGGTAAGATTAACTACGCTATTTCGACCAGTTCCACCTACTTAAGCTCATTGATCTATGATTGCAACTTCTTCAGTCTCCTACCGCGGGCTTCATATTCGTGGGCGATGTGGTTAAGGGTTAACGCCGATTCTAATGGTACAATATTGGCTAACGAAGGCACTTTAGATCTTAATATTAATTATGTTCAAAATGGCGTCGGTTACGATTTAAGATTTGGCACAGAGACGTTTAAGGCAGGGTTATCATATGGCGTTTGGTATTCTTTAGTAATCAGTACCATTTATAATGGTACTACCATCAACACTAGCTGCTATGTTAATGACAACCCGCCTGTTTCTTACGCAGTATTTAGTACATCGCATACTCTTGCTACGGTCTTCTTGGGGAGGTCATTAGATCTCCAAAGCTTCAGCTCTATTAGTGTCTGTGAATTACGGTTTTACGAGACGTATCTTACCACTAGTGACGCTTTTAGCTTTTATAGTTTTGGCAATGGTTACAGTATTCCTTGTAACGACCCGACCACCATTACCACGGTTTCACCAACGACCACTACAACTGCGGCTCCGTAGATAATCTAAAGCTAACATTGAGCCTTCATGGTGTCTGAAAAGTATGATCAGAATAGCGATTTTTACTGAGACTAAATGGGCCTTTGGGTCACTCAATTCAGGGTTAATTAAAGAGCTTTATAAGCATGGCGTGTTCGGTGATTTATTGGATTGGTCGCAATCGTATGACCCTAGTGCTGTTGCCGGTATCGTTGATATGTTTGATTATGTGATCACAGGCCCTACAGCTTTATTAGAGCTTAGGTCATATGGATTTCCATACGAAAAAATCATCTTAATAGCTCACGGCCAAATCGATATCTACAATGGCTTTAAAAGATGCGGAGTCGAGTGCTTCGACAGAGTACATGAATTATGTGTCGTGAGTCCGGAACTGGTAGATGTGTGCAAAGAGGTGGGAGTCAGAAGGACTCCGAGATTAACGCCTGTCGGTGTGAGCACAGGGTTCTTTAATGCTCCGATCTCAAAAGAGCTAAAGACGGTCGGGTATGCCTCCGCTATTGCTGCACCGAACGTAAACGGTGCTGATATCAAGCGCGGCCATCTTGTAAAAGAGATATGCAAGAGGGCTAAATTGCATTTGGTTTGTAACGATAAGCCAGTTCACTATCTTAGCATGTATAAGTTCTATAAAAACGTCGATTGCGTGATATGCAGTAGTACCGAGGAGACCGTGGGGCTGCCAATGCTAGAAGGCGCCACGGCAGGTAAACTACTAATGAGCACACCAATAGGCTATGTTAGTCGTAACAAGAACGCTATCTTGTTACCTTCAGAAGAGAACGCATTTGTAGAGATGGCAGTTCAAAAACTCGATTATTATAGGAACCACCCAATCGAGTACCAGGTTAAATGTAACGACTTCCAATCTTATGCTTTAAACCATTATGATTGGAAACATGTTATTCATCACTGGTTAGGCATATTTCATTAATCGTAACTGCGGTCATTTGGGATAGTGCGGTTTAGATAATCCAAAGTCGGTGTCTTTGACATCGTATACCAGCCGCTGCTAAATGCTACGTTCCACACGTCTTGAAAATACTTTTCGTATTTAGGTGCAATTGCATCCAAAAGGAAGTTTTCTCCGAATTTACGACAGTTGGATGGCTTGACTTTATGAATGTTATTTGCTGCTTCGACGAAATCATTAAATGTTCGGCATCTGTAGCCTGTTAACCCGTGGATGTTATTTTCTGTGAAAGCCCCCCAGTCGGTGGTTATGGTTGGTGTGCCAGACAGCAGACATTCCACTTGAACACCACCGAATGGTTCGCAGTACATTGATGGCACGAAGGCAGCTTTTGCTTTTGCCATTAGCTTCTTCCGTTTATCGACATCTGCGTAGCCTAATTCGGTAACGTGCGCAAATCCTTCTTTGTATCCCATGTTGGCTAAGCTATTTTGGCCAGCAATTAACAGCTTAGCTCCTATTTTCTCAGTTACTTGTACGGCGACGTCTACGCCTTTACCTTGGTAGACTCTTCCTAGGAATAAAAAATAGTCTTCTTTTTGATCGTCGTAAGTGAAATCGTCTGGATCGAAATAATTTGGGATCACCACATCATACCAATCTTGACGGCATTCTCCTACCGCTGTTAGTCCATAGTATGCATGCATGATGGCGTATGATTCGAACACTTTAAATCTGGCGAAATGTCCGCCAGCGTAGCCGATTCCAGGTTCTACTACGATCAGGTCTTGGTGGGCATCGCAAACTGGCTTTACGCCGTATCCCCAGAACGGCAAGATAAAATCTTTGTCTTTTTTGAGCTTGCCGACTGCTTCGATGGCGTTTTTGAAGAACGTCTGGTAGGCGTAGTCGTTCATATCGAATTTAAAGAAATTCGATCGCCAGTCGTAATTACCATATGCGATTTCCAGATCTTTATTGGTCACCACGGTCACATGTTCATCACATTTAACTTCAGAGTCCTCGTGGCCATAATGGTATATGGTATGGCCGCGCTTTTTCATCATGTCGCAAAATTTTACTACTTTTTGGGTGTACGCACAGGCAATATATTCTTTATTAGAGACGGTGTGCGGGAGACCAAGGACGTGGAATCTCATATTAATCTCTGTGAAGTACTGGTTATCTATCATTCAAATTTAAATGAAATGAGAGCGCTCTATGCCGACAACCACTACCACAGCTGCGCCAGTTAGGACACCAGATCATTATTGGAAATATGACAATAACCTCATTGACTCTTTTTGTGTTGGCGATAATACGGCATATTCTGCACAAGTCCAACCTTTGGACTTCTTTACCACTGGCACGGTGTCATATTCGTCATTGACGCTTCCAAATACCAGTATCCCATTAACCGCTGTACAGCTAAGCAGGAATATCGGGTTTGGGTTTATATCAAATTATATAGCTGTACTGAGCAACGATGAGTATATCGACTTAGCTAGTTATGCAGGTGTTGCCCCACTAAATCATGCATTCGAATATACATTTACCACATGGATACGATTTGCAGCCGATAGCAGCACGAACGAAGTACCCGTGTTGGTGTTGAATCAGTCTGCGGGAGCTGGTATTTATTTGGTGGCTGACACCGTCATAAATAACACAGCCGAGGTATTCGAGGTCAAGGATTATTACACAAACCGAGTCGTGTCGCCTGAGTTAGTTAAGGACAAATGGTATCAACTTAGAGTCCGGTTTTACGCTGCAAATCCAGTCTTACCAAATACATTTTATCACGAGATCTCCTGGGGCGATGAGTCGACATATGAGCTTTTTACAGATTTAACACCTGCCTCACGAAACGCGTTGCTAGAATCTATATCGATCTTTCCGGATGTTAATGGTTACCTTGCCGAGACCAAGCTATGGTATGCTAAACTAACAGATTTAGAATTATCTAACAATTATCTTAATCAGAATGCAGTCTCTGGGGGTTTAACCGCCCAGATGTACCTCAATACCTATCACCATTATCTCTTTGATAACACTGGCAATGATAATATCACGGTAGCATCTAGTAGCTTGAGTAATCCTCTAAACCTTGCGGTAAGCGTGGGGTGTACGTTCGAAGCAGGCGTCGTTAATCAGGCTTTGCAATATGGTGGTGGCGCTAATGCCACAGTAACGTCTTCCAATGTCGGACCCTACTACACAGAAGCCAATATATTATCAAGCAATAATGATAGCTTTGCGTTTGCATTCTGGCATAGGCCATCTGCATTATTGTTGAGTCCTGATGCCATTATCAACGTCACGGATGCGCTTGGTCAAAGTATCATTAATGTTGAATATACTACTTATAACTTGGGAGGATCGCCGACTCCAGCTTATCTGATTCGAATGGTAGATTCGCTCGGGCAGAGGTGGCCGTTGCCGGTGTATATCAATTCACCGCAAGTCGGCATATGGCATCATCTTGCTTTGGTGTATGATAAGTCGATAGGTCTGCTCTCAGTATATTATCAGGGCTCAAAATATGACATGATGTATGTGAACGCCAGATATGCTGCCACAAGTCCAGCGTTGGTGATGACAGTGGGGCCAGGGCCGACAGGCGACGCCGCTATAGATGATCTAAGGTTTTATACTTATCCTGCTAACGGTGGCATGTTCTCGACTTATACCCCGCCTGGCACTCCATCGACTGTAAACAATGTTCTAACAGGCCTTGACGTTCTTGCAATTTATAATGGTGGCATTGGCACACAGGCCGATTGGACTCTTACTGGCACCACCACGACGACCACTGCAGCACCTACCACCACGGTCGCACCGACTACCAGTACCACAACTACGACTTCCACTACGACAACTACCACTACCACTACTACGACGACCACCACAACCACTACTACACCTGGGCCTGATCCATGTCCGCCCAATCCTTCATTCTATCGATGCCCATTACACCAGTATACGTTCAATGGTAATACCAGCGATATCGTAAAGCTACTGGATTTGGAACGGGGACCTGAAACATCATTTGTCGCAGGCAAAATCAATGACGCATTGGAAGTCGGCAACAATGGCTCATATGCGCTAAACGCTAACGCTTTCGTTTCCGCAGACCAAAAGACGATACTAGGCGCCATTGGCGACTCTTACGTCTCGTTCACATTTTGGGTTAACCAAAACGCAGCTACAGCTCTTGGAGTGCTATGGAGCGTCTCTCTCGATAGCGACCACAGCCGACAGCTATTTTCCTTCAGCAGAAAGGAAGCAAATTCCTCCTATATAATAGACTCATTCGATATCCTGCTTGACACTGGAATCCAAACCTCTCTAGGTGTATACCTTACCACTCCACCAGGTTGGGTACACTTTGCACTTTGTTACAACAGCACTACGAAGAATTTTACAATTTATCAGAACGCAAAAGTGGCATTTACTTTTAATGGTGTCAGGTTTAAGAACGAAGATAAACTTTACTTTGCGTTAGGTGCGAACGACGGCACTATGCCTGTTGCAGCATTCGATGATTTTAGGATTTACGATTATAACTTGACAGGCTGGGACGTCGCTGCCCTTTATAATGCTGGGAATGGCACAGAAGATCAATTTTGCCCTCCACGGCCGACTACCACTACTCTTGACCCTAACCATTATGGCCGCGGTGTCATCCAGATGATGGTTGATCCAATTGGAGACCTTACACTAAGTGACTCCGGTGACAGTGGATTTAATAAACGCCTCCGCATCAACACTAATCTGTATGCGATGCAATGTAGAGGTACCAAGATCACCAATAAGGCAAGTGGTATATACGAGTACATTAATTGCAGGTCTATGACTTTACCTAATACCGCTAAGTATATAGCGGATACAGCTAATGGCGAAATTAATGAGCCTCTTAACACTAACGATGGATTGCAGTCAATTTCGCCACCCTGCAAAGAGGAACCGACATGTCCATAACTTACAGCTTTATCACATGCAATGCGATCCTTACCAGAATTATTGAGCTTATTGACGCTGGTTCTGTACGTCCGAACGCTTATATGGAAATATTCACTGCACCTAGGCCCAATACTGCAGATGATCCAGTAACCACACAGACAAAATTAGCCACTTTGCAATTAGGTAATCCTAGCTTTAACAGCCCACAAAACGGCGTGGCGATAGCCAAAGCGATCGCAGCGGACACTGCTGCAGCTGCATCCGGACCGGCTGCATGGTTTAGAATTTATAATTTAAATGGTGTAGCTGTCTGCGATGGCCTTGTCACAGACACCAGCACGGGCACCGGCAACATCGTCTTTGACAGTGTTGACGTCGTGTCTGGTGGCACGGTCGGTATAACGAACCTAACGCTAAATGCACCACGTACTATCGTGTAAGAGAGTGACGATAACATGTCCTTGCTTTTCACAGATGAATCATCGAATGCGTTAGTAACAGTGTTGACTGATGCTATAAACTACGGTGATAGTCAAATTAGACCATATGTTGGGATTTACAGTGGAACAAGACCATGCGACACTAGCAGTATTAACAGCGATAACATACTGTTAGCAACTATTATGCTAAACGAAGTGCCATTTGCTGAACCAGTCAATGGCATCGCTGTAGCTAATGAATCAACGCCGCAGTCAGATATTCCTACAGGTGGTGTTGCTACCTGGTTTAGGATTTTTAATAGAAATGAAGAGGCAATTCTAGATGGAGATATCACTGGTCCAGCCGGTAGAACCTTGCCGAGCTGTTCTTCTGGGCCATCAAGAGGTCTAATTGATGGCGATTTGATTTTCGATTTTCCACAGGTTTTCAAGGGTAATTTAATCGGACTTGATATACTCGCAGTGACGACGCCAATGATCAATTAGTATTGGCTCCACGCATTTGTCCAGTATTAGGAGAATTTGAAGAATCACTAGTTAAAACAAACAAGGAACGGTAGATCTATTACACAAATCCATATTTCATCGAAATTTTAGATGAAGTTGGTTAACTGAGAGAAGTACATGGCTACATTCTATATAAATCCAGCAGCTGGTAATGACGCAAACGACGGATTATCATTTGCAAACGCATGGAAAACAATCACAAGCGGAGCAACTGCACCTAGAATTGCTCCAGGCGACGAAATAAGAATTATGGAAAGTCCTGCTCCTACTTTAGTAGGAGCAGGACTTTGGACAAATGGATTTAATACTCCTTCTAAATCAATCACAGGAGCAACAAATGCAACTCCTATCCAAATTACTTGCTCAAATCATGGTTATGCAAATAACGATTATGTAATAATTACAGGAGTCGGTGGTAATACAAATACAAATGGCATTTGGCAAATTACAAATGTTTCAACAAATACATTTGATCTTGTAGGAAGTACAGGTAATGCTTCTTACACATCCGGCGGAACTTTAAGAAATATTAATTCAAATATAATCAAATCAACTTCCGCAGCAACAAAAGATATTGTACTAACAGATAACGTAGGAACAGTTTCATCAAATGGAGCGAACTGGACTGCTTCTGCTAATGTGACTTCTTCAATTGATACAACCGCATGGATGCCAACAAAAGTATCTTTAGCAATCGCTTCTGGATTTACTACAGGAAAAGCTGCTTATAAAACTATTCCATCTACAGATTTTAGTGCTTATCAACAAATATCATTACAATTTAGTCAAACTGCTGGAACTTTATTGGCGGCAGGAGATATCAAAATTTGTTTGTGTTCTGATACTCTTGGCGCTGTTATTGTTGATGAGTTTTTGGTTCCCGCACAACCTTATCTTAATATAATTAACATCCCTATTACAATTAATAAAGGTTCAGCATTAGGATCTGCAATACAAAGCATTGCTCTTTATGTAGTTAATGATACAGGTGCTATAACTGTATCATTTTCAAATGTTATTGCTGTAAAATCTACTTCTTCTGCTGATAACATTTCTTTAACTTCAATGATAGGAAAAAATAATGATGAATATTTCTTACCAATCCTAGGTATTAAAAATAATCTTGTAATTTTATTTACTGGAAGTAATTGGACAAGTTTAACAAATGCCTATGCTGGTTATTATGGAACAACAGAAACGCTCAATACTTATAAGATAGAACCATTTTATGTTTTGGTAGCGTCAGGAAATGCTGCAACAATTAATGATAGTGGAACTGCTGGAAATTATATCACATTTTCTGGTGGTTGGAATCGAACAGATATGTCCACACAAACTTCTTCTACCTATTTTTCAGGGCAAGGAGGTAATGTTACCGGTATAGGAGCAACATCAAAAAATTATATCGACATCAGCAAAATTAATCTATCAAAATATTATAATGGATATTTTTTACAACTTGCACTTATTGCAACTTTTCTGACTTATGTATAAGTGGAAGTAGTAGTGGAATTAATCTATATTTCAGCAATAACAATACATTAGGTAAAAACAAAAACGGAATAACAAATGAAGTTACCGGATTGTTTAACGATTTACCATTTTATTTACAATCTTCAAATAATAATGTAATTCAAGATGCTTTTATTGCTAGTTCTTTATATGGAATTTGTATTACAAGTAATATAAATATTTATATTGAAAACGCAATAATTAAAAATTGCAATATTGGATTATATAATCAACGTGTTTATGATATTTTATCAACTTTATATGCCAACACAATTTTAGCAGAATATTGTGCTTCATATGTAATTAATAATAATTTTTCTTCTGCTAAGATAAAATATTTAACTGCTAATTATTCTTTAGGTATTGCTTATCCTTTAGGTCTTATTTACGCAAACAGTTCAAACATTTCGATTGACAAATTTATTGCTAATGGAAATAATACAACTTATTTAATTTCCATTTCAAATAATTCTATTGTAAACATTAATAGCGGAACACTTGGAAATATTTCACCAAATTCAAATCAGTTTATTAATTTTCTCGTTACGGACAATGGAATTGTTAATTTTTCTAATGTTACAGGAATACCTGCATCTCCAACATATAATAATTATCCTTATTCGTTAACATTTACAAACTGTACTGACACAAGCTCGAATATTTTGAATTATTCCACAAATGTTAATGACTATAAATCATCAAAAAACACTTCTGTTTATCATGGAACGACAGGAACAAGTTGGAAGATTGAACAATTAAGCACAAATATTAGTCAATATTTTCCAATTCAATTCTCTGCTACCAAGTTTGCTGTAAACGCTAATAAATTAGTAACAGTCAGTTTATGGTTTAAGAATTCGGCATCTACAATAACAGGAAAATTAGTATGTCCGGGATATCAACTAACAGGAACCGATGTGGTTGCAACCACTTCAACATCAACCGATTGGCAACAACTAACAATTACTTTCACGCCAACTTCAGATAAAGTAATTGAAATTTTCGCTTACGCATACGGAAATCAAAATGATTACTTATACGTAAGCGATATGGCAATTAATCAAGCTAACTAACCAAAGAAAAGGGAAGCGATGCTATATAATAAATCTGTGAATATCGAAGCCACAGCCGGTCAGCACAAACTAATAGACATGATTGCCGGTAAGAAAGTTACGGTTCTGTCTTACAATCTCAATAGCGTCGGTGGGCAGGAAATCCGTTTTAAGTCTGCTTCTGGTGATTTAACTAGCAAGCTAAAATTTGAAGGCGGTAATTTCGCTACTCTTAGTGATTCGAAAACATCCGGCGTAATCGAAATAACTGGTCTGTTTCATGGCAGGTTAGATGAAGATATTTTTCTAGTTACCACTAGGGATGAGAAAATCGACGGCTTTGTCCTATACGCAGACGAATTCAACTACTAGTCTTAGTGAACGGCTGACCTTCAAGGAAGATGCAGCGGCTTGCTACCAGTCCTTGAACTTAGTGGATAGTTTACTGGAGTTGGCTTGCGGTCGCCGCTAGCGCTGGTTTAATCCGGGCATCTCGCCTCTGGGCGAACAGACGGCAGGCTTGAACTGAGTTTGCAACCAGTTCCCACGGATTGAGGACTCAAATGAGCGTAAATTATGTGGAAGCGTGGGGGCAGGCTTGCAAACTTGCGAACAGTGAGAAGCAAAGGAGGTCTGGAGACGCGCTTTTCGATTTCTTGGATGAGGCGTACTACTACGGCAACTACGGCCAGATCGATGCCTTTTTGGGGCTTGTTGACCTTATGGAGGTGGCAGAAGGCCATCCCCGCAATTTTGTTGCCTTTTGCATTGCCATGAATGTGAAGCAATTTACAAAGCTAACCAAGCGGGAAGAGTTCTTTGACCGAGCCAAGGCATGCCTAGCCAAGACGATGTGCCCTGAGGATTACGCCTATTTCCTAAAATTCGATCCACGGAACGGCAGTAGTTAGGCGCTTGCGGCATCGGCCAATTCTTTAGCCTTGTTAATGCTAACGTATTCGACACTAGATTCTTTATGCCTAGATACCACATCGGCGAAGCCGTCGCCTACGTTCCAGTCCGCTTTGATCAATTTGAGCAATGGGCGACTTAAATCATCAAACATAAGTTCATCTGTCTCGATGGGCTTGCCGTCTGGACCTCTTGCCTTTTTCTTTTTGCATTTAATATGGCTTAATTCGTGATCGATTAAAGCTTCTTTTTGCATGCTAGTGAATTGCTTCCATGCCTCTGCATCTATACACATTTCGACATCGTGGTCTTTCGTTACTCGATCTTTTAAGCTAATGATTCTAACCGTAGCATATGCTTGATAACCGCCATGCTTAACAGGGGGTGCTTTCTCATTAAATGCCATTAATGTACCGATGCGAACATTGGCTTTACCAAGTTCTGAATGATACTTGTGAATGACTGTAGCGATTAAATCATTGACTTGTTGGTCGGCCTTCCAGTACACGGTACCCATGATTAATCCTCAAAAGTGACTAGCAGCTTATTGAAACCGAACTTCTCCATCAATACATCGTGCTTTTCGCTAAATTCAGGTGCTGCCAAATAGCCTTTCTTCTCATAACCTTCTATGTGAATATGGTCAATGTATCGTTTAAGCTGGTAAATTGCATTCACACTGGGCTTACGGCGTTTTGCCTCGATCACATGTATCAACTTGGACTCGTTATCGATGCACACAATGTCGATCGGGCCTACCACCGTAGGGTATTGCGGTTCGATATACAAATGCCCTTGGATATGAATTGCCATAGAGCTGATTAATTTATCGACCAGATCTTGCTCAGTTTTTGAGACCTTTTTCTCTACCCCAGTTAGAAGGGCAAGCGACATTTTTTCTATTACGTTACTAATGTTAACCTTGATCTGTTCATCTTTGCTTTTAAAGATCCACTGATCAGCATTTAGTTCAACGCTTTTAGCATTGATATAATTTATAGGTTTGTTCTTAGTGTTACTATGGATTTGAATCGATAAATCTGGCTTTACTATGACCAAGTATATCCCAAGTCTAGTTTTGCTAATAGCACGACCATCGTATTCGACTGTGCCTTGCACGATGGCGCTGAAGGGTTCGATCATACTAGCAATTTGTCTACAGGTTGAATTTTAGTAGCTAATTGAAACTTATAACCAGACACCTTCTTCGCTATCTTATTAACTTTATTAGGATATTCAAGTATACTGCAAGCTGACTCCTTGCTGAGCTTATCTACATCTTCTTGCGCTAAATTGACCATCCCGCTAATGACCATAAACAGGCCATTGCGGCGTACGAACCGATCGGCTGTGGCCACATCCCAAAAGATGGGGATAAGAGTCAAGGATCCTATTTCTAGCTGCGCAAGCGACACTTCATTAGCTGCATTGAATTCTTCTTTAATGGCTTTATTACTTAGCGATCCATCATTAAAAATCAAGGCGAGCATGCTGGCGATCCTTGAACTACTAGTGAGCCAGCGAGCGCTAGGTTATGAACTCTAGTTCGCAAACCGGCTTGATCACAATATTTACTAGGTAGCATGCCAGTTACCGGTTCACCGTTGCTGCAATGCCCCCAGCACAATCCGATTACGTCACATTCACGACACGTTGGGTCATTTAAAACTGGCATCGTATTAAGTACTAGTCGTCTGTGATTCTCTATAACGGCCGCTGGTTCGTCGAAAATGGTGCCGATTGGCGTTTGAGTATAGAAGTCACTAACTATGCTATTGTCAGGAAGGATCGTGCATTGCGTGCCAGGCTGATACTTACAGCAGGGCCTATAATTTATTGGCATTTGCTTTAGAGCTTCTATAAAACCTGTGGGAGATTCGCCACGCGGGTGTGGATGGATTAGACCGTAAAATATAGCTAGTGGGTTTAGCCCCAAGTTACAGAAAAAATGCTTATAAGCTATCTCATCATCTTTATTGACTTGATCGACTGCCCCTTGCACTGACAATTTATCCTTTAGGCCACGCCGCACTAACTGTTTGATGTTATCGACTGTCTTGCCGAATATGTCTGGATCTTTATTAAGAGGTATCCTTTGCCTGTTATGGTTTTTCGGTAAGCCGTCAACACTGACGGTGATGGAACTAATATGGTCGAATAATTCATAATGTGTTTCAGTGAACGGAATTGATAAATTAGTGGTCATCGAAAACATCCAGCCGGGCAACGCTTTTGTTAGTTTTAATAGAATATCAGGCCTCAGCAGCGGCTCACCACCTACAAAGCAAGCTCGTTTCAACTTGGCGTTGACACTAAACTTTTCCAAAAACGTGACTAATTGTTCACAGTTTAGATCACTATCGCTTCCTCGTTCTAATTTATCGATCACAACGCAATGCCTGCAACGCAGGTTGCACCCCCATGTCGGGATAATCGTTATTTTAGCGACATCAGATTTAAACAATTTATTTCGTAGTGCCGTAGCTTCTTGACCTGCTAGCATCGAATTACGAGAGAGCGTGTCCTCCGAAGCATCCATTGGTAAATGGATCCCTTGGACGGTGCATGCCAATGTGTCTTGATTTCCGTGATTGATTTTAACATATCGACTATACTTGGTCATTTGATTAGCAAGCCCTTGCAGTTCAACATTAAGCACACTTAAGACACTTGACTGCAGAGCACTTCGCCTAAATTCAGGCTACAAACACATGATACATCCATATGAGCATCGTCATCAACCTCTAATTTCGTATTGTCGCAAAAGCCTGGAGTAGCTGCAGGACCAGGACCCACTAAGCTCCCCATTTTGTAAGCATGGGGTGCGCTGGTTTTTGCTCTTATCTCTTCTATCGTATAAACTCTTAGCCCTAGCTCAGCCATTTCCTCACTGCTAAATCCGTATTTTTCTAATAAACTATTCATGTTCACCTCCTAGTATATATTTCATGATTATAATGGCCTCCGACGATGTAGCATTTTCGGAAATGGTACATTGTATCGAATCTTTAGTCGAGCGAGATAAGATCATAGTTTATGATCTTGGGCTAGGGCAAGTTAATCTCAACTGGCTGATCGCACGTGGTATTTACGTTAAAAAATGTGTATTGCCAAGTATGTCACATAAAGAATGGCGTAAGTTCGTTAAACCTTTCATATTATCAGATTTGCCTAGTGGAGATTACCTGTATGTCGACACTGACATTATCTTCTCAGACAGATTCCGTTTCGAACCAAGATCTTTCATGGCTTTTAAGGAATGGGCACCGTGTCGTAACCCTATTGAATTGCGAGTGCGTAGTGAGGATGTCGATTTATTCAATGTTAATAGTGGGTACATTTATTTTAAGAAGCCGACTGATAATGGAATCATAGAAACATGGTGCAAGAAAACGTTGGAGTTAAACAGCTCTGGTAAACTGACTTTGCCGCATAGTTACGACCAAGGAGTGCTCCAGCATGTGCTTGAAACTATGCAGATTCCAGCTGTTATCGGCCATGAGGTAGATCATAATCCAGTGAGGGACTTATTAGATGGATCTATCGATCCGATTGCACAGATTAGAGAATATCAAGACTTAGCGTTAGCCAGTCATTTCGCTGGCAGCCCTAAAATCTCTCATTTAAGGTCTGTGAACCATCCGAGAAGCATAGAAGGTTTTAAAGCATGTAAGGGGATGGTGCGAAGTCTACAGTTGGTCATAGTGGCGGACGACCCAGGACACGTTAGAGTCGCTTTAAAGAAATGCAGCGCGTGGTACAATAACTATTATCGAGGTGACGTTAAGCGCCTCGACACTCACGCCGACATTTTGATTACTACTAACACTGATATTACTAAATATGAGGCAGACGTTTATGTTAACTTCAGCGACAAAGATGTAACCTCTTTAAAGGATGTCATCACTATTTCTCCAGCATTGACCTCTGATTCTATTATTCCTATTATTAAACAACATGTTGATATCCCATTTAGGTCCACATGCAAGCCAAAATTTCTTAAAACAGTATGCGAATTACGGTCTAGCGTCAACTACATCTATACTCCAGGTAGATATCTTTGATGACTTCTTTACTGCCAGAAGTAAGGTGTTGATAGATGCAGATCGCTAAACTAGAACATATGGTCAATGGCTGGTATGTGGGTGATTTTGCACCAGCGGTCTTTCGCACAAATACATTTGAAGTGTGTCACAAAACGCATAAAAAGGATGAAGTGTGGCCTGCACATTATCATGCAGTGGCTACAGAGATTAACTTGCTCATCTCTGGTAAGATGCTGATTAATAATATTGAATTAAACGCTGGGGATATATTTACCATTTATCCTAAGGAAGTTGCCGTTCCAGTTTTTTTAGAGGATTGCATATTGACCGTGATCAAGGTTCCAAGTATAATTGGCGATAAATTCGAGGTATAGATGATTATTTCACATCGTGGTAATTTGATTGGTCAGAATCCTGCTCACGAAAACAATCCCATTCATATCGATCGCATACTCAAGCTCCTTGATCTTATCAGTGATAAGATGGCGTTTGCGTTATTGATCGAGTTAGATGTTTATAAAGATGGCTTTAACTGGTATCTTGGCCATGATGGGCCGACATATAAAGTGGACTTCAGCTATTTAAAGCATCCGAGATTTATTTTACATGCTAAAAATATTGAGGCGTTTAATGAGCTTTTCCTGCACGGGTTACATACGTTCTTTCATGATTCGGATGCGTTAACGATGACTAATAGAGGATTTATCTGGGCCCATGTTAACACTGACTTGAATAACTGGCACGGTGACGTGTTAGGTAAAACGATTGCCGTGATGCCAGAAGTCAAGATGACCAATAATTTACACACGCTGAATAAGTGCGCTGGTATTTGTACGGATTATGCAGGAAAGTATCTTGAATTAAAGTTAGATTAACCGCTTCTCAGGAACGCTATCATGCCATATGCAGTAAGAAAATCTGGCTCAGGGTATAAAGTATTCAATAAAGAGTCAGGTAAGTCTTATAGCAAAAAACCACTGCCAAAAGACAGAGCGCAAGCTCAGATGCGTGCGATTTACGCTAACTCTAGTGCTGAAGCTCATACCGAAAGCAAGTTTAATTATGCTTTGGATGCTGTTTTAGCAATGTTGGACTAAGGACAAAATGCGACTTAGTATGATTGTCGAAGAGTCTGAATCCGATAACTCAGCGGTTGCGGTGATTTTCCGTAACGGTCGAGTTTTATTGGGTTTGTCCACAGCTGCTGATTCTAGGAACGGGACGTGGTGTTTTCCAGGCGGCCACATTAAAACTGACGAAGAAGCTATAGTGGCTGCAGTAAGGGAAGCTAAGGAAGAAACCGGATTAGATTGCGACTGTATTAAGTATCTAGGTCAGGAAAAAGATGGGAAAGTTAAATTCTTTAAATGTATTGCGAAGAGTGGCTTGGTCAGGCCTAATGATGAATTTTCGTCTATGAAGTTTATAGCCACCGAAAACCTAGATGACTATAAACTTTTCCACAACGTCCTGAAGTTCGTTCGATTATCCGAGTGAGTTTAATTCAGCTGTTGGATCTCCATTGCTGTACCATGCCCTTGCATTGATCCCGCCAAATCTGTAAAATCTCTGGGCGCCATATAAGTAATTGTCCGATCCGCTTATGCCAAAATTAACTATCTCAGATCCATATAACTGTGGTGATGGCGGTGATGTTATCAATCCAGCCGCTGCAGCGGCAGTGGAGTCAAGGATATTATTGGGCGTGGGGCCTGAATCTGGCACCTGCACATACGTGTTCTTGATCGGCATAGACCTATAGATCGTTATTGTTTCATATGACATTTTGCACCTCCTGTAATATATTCATCTGTAGATAGCGAAAATAAGGGCTTGCTATGCAGATCTTTTACCAAAGCTCGTTGCCGCGCAGTGGTAGCACGTTACTTCAGAATATACTAGCGCAAAATCCATTAGTTTACAGCACTCCGACTAGCGGCGTGCTAGAATTGATATATTCAGCAAGGCTAAGCTTCAGCAATTCGCTGGAATTTAAAGCACAAGATGCTGATGCTATGTCGAAGGGGTTCGTGAATTTTTGCCGCCAAGGAATGCATGGATATTATCAAGCTATTACTAATAAACCCTATGTTATCGACAAGAGCAGAGGATGGGCGATACATTATGATCTGTTGAATCTAATTAGACCAGACCCGAAGATAATCTGTATGGTGAGAGATCTAGGTTGCATTCTTACCTCCATGGAAAAGAAATTTAGAGAGAACCCAATCACGCACAATATCCCGATTAATCATCAAGATTTAACCAATACGACCACCGAGAAGCGCGTCATCTATTGGCTAAAACAACCACCAATTGGAATAGCGGTCGAGAGGCTATCGCAGTTAATATTACAAGGTATAGACAAGAGAATATGCTTCATCAGATACGAAGATCTATGCGCTCATCCAGTAGATCAAATAAATCGAATTTATGACTATCTAGGCATCCACCGCTATCAGCATGATTTTAGTAACATTGAGCAATTCACCAAGGAAGACGATGCCGTCTATGGCATATTTGGCAGCCACGTTATCGCTCCTAAATTAGAGTTGGTGCCAGATAATCAGCGGGAGGTTTTAGGTGATCGAGTCGTTAATGCTGTAAAAGCGGAATATAAATGGTATTATGATTATTTCGGATATTCTACCAGCTAAGCGCAAGGCAAAATTATTATACGTATTGAGAGGATTCCTGTTATGTCAGTAGATCCACGTTTTATCGCTAGCATGTTAACCAGTGATCCTAGCGAGATTCGGACCCCAGGAATCTTAAGTGAGGCTGATATGCCTCCTCCTTCACCCCCTGCAATGGTTAGGGGTATCGAACAACAGAACGCATCTGCAGTATTTAAGGAAGCATTAGCGGATGCAGTGAAGAGATTTCCAGGCGATATGGCCAAAGCTATCAGGTATGTAACATCCTATCAGACTGACAATCTCGATAATCCAGCTGAGTTTGTGAAATTGTTAGAGAACCTGGCTACTAAGAATAATGTAAATCTTTCTGATCTGAAGGATACTTCTGCATACAGGGGTGCTCGTGGTCGTGCTGCCTCAGCACCATCAAATAGTCAAGCCGCTAAGCCAGATGGTGATCAAGTGGCAGAAAATGCGGTCGATCCATGCGCGATCGCTAGCATGCTGACTGAAGATCCAAGTGTGTTCACCGAAATGGCCTTTAATGAACCAGATCATTTACCTTATCACGGATCAAGGTTGAATGACCCCAACGCATCGTATCTTAGTGAAAAAGGCGACTGCAGGAAAGACTTCAAAGTCGGTAATGCGATCGTTACCGTACACATCTGGTACACAGATACAGGCCGTGGCGTAACAGTTAAAGATTGGGAATGCGAGGATTGCTCACTGCCACGCGGACCAGAATGTGACATGGCGATGCAAAAAGTTGAAGACGCCATCAACAGCGGAAAGGTCGACCTCGAAGACATCTGCGAACAATGCATCGAATCGGAAGCTGGCATGCAGCACAAGCCATCTGCCCCTTATCTCTTAGAGAGCAAGCGTCGCAGTGTGGTCACCGAAATGGCCTATAATGACCCTGACTCGATTTATGAGGACAAAAAACACCGCTGCTATAAGACATTTAAGGTTGGTGATGCAACCGTCGAAGTCTGTATATGGTTCATCGACAGTCGTAAAGGCGTGACAGTAATAGATTGGGAAATTAGCGATTGCTCACTGCCACGTGAAAGCATGCGGTGTAACCTGGCAATGCAAAAAGTCGAAGAAGCTATTGGCAGCGGTAAGATAAATATCGAAGAAGTCTGTGAAGACCACTGTTCTAAGTGCGCTGGAGACTGCTAATAAATGAAGCGATGCATTTATGTTATGGAAGATGCAACTCCAGATGGTCTTAGCCATCGCGCTAATTTAATGGTAAATAAGGGTTGGGTAGTGAAATTCGTTGAATGCCACCCTGCGAGATGGTGGCTGGGTAAAGATAAATGGGTGGCACTACTTGTCCGCGATGTGCAACCAGAGATCATCAAGTCAGATGCATCTTCTCTTTCTATCAACGTGGGTCCAGTGACCTTAAGGAGTTAAAATGGCTTTGATTTTGACTGATAACCAGAAAGTCCTATTATCCGTTACTCCTGAATCTGCAGCGCATAATGCAGCAGCAGTCGAAAATCCCAAGTGGATTTCTTCTGACGAATCTGTTCTTACTCTTGCAGTGGTGGATGGTAATGAATTAGCCGTGGTAGCGTTAACTACTGGCAAACTCGGCAATGCGCAAGTTACCTTCACTGCCGATGCTCGCATCGGAGAAGGCGAAGTATTCCTTACCGCAGTCCAAGACATCACTGTGATCGCTGGCGAGGCTGTGTCGCTAACAGTCAATGCTGGCGTTCCTGAAAGCAAGTAATCACTCACCGTAGGCCGCATTAGATTAATGCGGCCTACGGTGTGTTAACGCACTGAATTAACGTTTAGACCATTTAAAAGCGGCCTGCTCTGAATGAAGCATATCTACTATAACGCCGCACATATTTAGCAGGTTATCAACTGTGTCGTATGTTAGTCGTTGTTTATCCTTCATAATATTATTGCGTATGTAGGTGGCCATTTGATCATAACGAGCACATTGAGTCTCGTCGACGAAGCTATGGCCATTACATTTAAGCCATTCAGCTAATCTTGTTCTAAAGTCTAGGGCCTTGTGCACTTTGTATGCGCCATCTGCCGACAAGTGCACCAAGTAACTATCTTTTATGTTAAGATCAGTATGTTTATCGAGCAACAAGCGATATAAACTGACTTGTATCGAATATATGTTCAGTTGGTTCTCATCTAAATCATCGAATGGTGCCTTTAAAGTATTAAATCCGCTGAATGTTTCGAATTTACCCGTTTTCCAGTCGAAAATATAATTGTTTGAAATATTATCTTCAGTTAATTCTAGCACTGTGTCCAATTTGCCAGCAATTCCCCATTCTGCGTCACCGATGGGCCATTCTTGAATCAAGCAGCGTGCCTTTTTGTCTTTAGAGAATCTAGTCCAAAATTTATCGAACGCTTTACATTCTATGGGTACATGCTCATCTGCTTCAATTAGCGTTTCTGAAGACTTATTAAGCTTTAACTCGATGTAGTTATGCGTTTGGGTGCCTTTGTTACGTCCTATTAAGCCTTTTCGCTCCCATTCAGCCTGCACTTCAGCTATAGTCCTACCTTGTTTTTTAGCGACTTTAGCGCTGATTGCTTCAGTGTCGAATGGCTGCTTGATCTTGGCAGCAATTATTTGCGTCACCGACCTTAACAGTTTTCCATTTGAGCGGTAAGCATGGAGGTCATCGTTATACTGAATATGATCGAACTGTTTCAACATATACACCCTAGATAGTCACTTACTTATGTTCAAATTGAGGTGATACATGCTATTTATTCCAATACAGCGGCGAATATAGTTACGGAGTAATCATTGTCATACCTTAAAACATGGGATCATAACGGTGAATAATCCTGAAGAGTGGTCGTACTTCGAAATCAGAAAGATTTTGCCGATTATCCCATATGACACCATGCCAACGTTTATAAAGAGTCGTAGCCCAATCTTATGTGTATTTTGTACTGGGGAATTCGATGATCCAAATATTTCACCTGTAGCAATAACTATATCTAGTGCAGACCAAAAGTACTTGTTGCCAGACGGATACTATAAACCGTTCGGCCTAGATGTAACTGCGGCCTGGAGAGAGGTTAATGAAGCTAATGAGCCAGCAGCATATACTGGTGCGCTAGCACAATATGTCAGAGCTAAAATGATAACAGCAGCACCATCTGGCACTATTTATTGCAGAGCGTTATATCGTACAAATGTTCGATAAACTGCATTGACCAGGTTCACCAAGGTCTGAGCCATTGAACGCACCGCCTGTTGCCCCCACTTTGCCTATGCGCACTTTATTTGCTTTTGAAGGGAATAGAGCTTTTGGAATATTAAAGACCTCAACATCACGTTCATCTGCAGTAATCTTACCAATGATCTTTTCGCCGATTTCCTCTACAGAGAGGTGATAAGATGTGTCAGGCTTTACTCTACCCATGTTAAGATATTCTTGATCATTCATGGTAAAACCGTAGCAGCAATTGTGTCGGAGGTTCAATGTGATGTATCCCTCTTGGTAACGAATGGTGATGCCAGGCCCTAATAGGCTTCCTGTGTCAGTTCCTGTGTTGATACTCACTGATACCTTCGTCACACCTTCGACGATATGTTCAATGAAGGCGTACTCATTGGCGCAAGAATCTATTAAGACTAAGTCTCCATTACGCTGGATAGCGTTGGGTCTGTTCGAAGAAGCTATCCAGCCAGCGTTTGCCGAGAAGCTTTGCAATATGGGGCCGCCTCTATAAGGCTGCAAACCGTAGCGTTCTAGTACTGGTCTGATAGGATTTAATAGGGTGACTCTTGCACTACCAGCGAAAAGCAATCCTACCATATTCATATCTGTGTCGAATACTAACGATCCGCTGTCACCTGGGGCACTCATAGCGCTGGTGACTATCACATTTTCGAATTTAACTGCGCCACATTCATATTGGATGGTGAAAGACGCACCCGTAGCTAATATTTTGCCAACAGTGTAACCTGTGGTCCGACCCACTTTCTGCAGGCTTAAGCCGACAGCTGCGTCTGTGACACCCCCAATGGGTTTATTCATTTTCGGGTAGATCGGATTAACGATACCTGCTGCAAATAATTCATGTGGTATTTTGGCGATAGCGCTGTCTTGAGTATTAGTGTCAGCGAACGGTACAAAATCTTTTAAGCTTGCCACATATGGGATATCGGCCGTTGGCTGATTCCAGCCAGCAAATTGTATAACTTGATTGCCGTCAGCTGGTCCGGGCTGGTAAATCAGATCTCCAGCTTTGGCTTTTCCTTCATGGGCTAGGACGTGACTGTTGCTTAATATGACTAGCTCATAATCCTTATCTACGAAAAATCCACCTAGGGTCCCAGCTGACACTGATCCGTGTGCTATGCTGTAGCCGGGAGTCAAAGGTCTTTTCTTTGCGCAGTATTCTTTATTATCAGTTTCGAGTTGCGCCCTGATGTGTGGAATTAAGTGTCCGACTGATATTATGTCAGTCTTGATGCCATCGATCTCACTTGGCACGAGCGTATCTGCGGCATGGGCAAAGAATTCATTTTCTAGGTCATATTTTTCTTGAACAAATACGATGATGGCAGGTTGGTCTGTGGGTAATCCGTTCACCCACTTCATACCAAGTCCGCTCCCAAGTACATTCCTGTAGGACTCAATTTTGGCTTGCAACTCTGGTAACTTCTCTACTAGCTGATCCATTTTTACTACCCTTGATATTAAATATACTTAAAGAGAGCCCATTTGTTTATGTTTGGGTAGAAAATGGCTTCATTTTCGTCGAATAATGGTGTTGCAACGTTTTTGCCTAGCAAAGCGTTCACGGGGCAGATCTACGTAGATCAAAATGGAGATAAGTGGGTCTTCAATGGCTTAGAACAAGTGTGGGAATTATCAGGGCCAATTGCTGTCACGCAGTTGGTGTCGGATAAAATTAGTGGTATAATATCGGCTGAAGATAAGCAGTTCCTAGATAGCATTCCCGAGAAACCTGGCGGTTTTTCAATCGTGGTGCAACCGCAAGCTGTCTTGGTAACACCCACTAACCCCGAAGGTACGATTAATGGTCGAATAATGTTAGTCTCAGACAGTCTAAATATTTCATGTCTTATAGGTGAGAATCAATCTCCAGCTTATTGCAAACCTGGAACTTTACAGATCTTGCAATGCGAAAACATCCAAAATTTTCAAGCCATTAGCGTCAAGCTAACTGAGCAGTTTCTAAGAACATTAATAATTAAACCACCGATCGCCACAGGAGCTAAAGGGGCAACTGGTCTGATTGGCCCTAGAGGCGCACCTGGATTTAGTGAAGGTCCTGCCGGTATCATTGGCGTGGCTGGGCAAAACACGTTAACTAGCTGCACGCTAAACAAGATCGAATATAATGACTTAGATTCGATTACAGAGAGGGGAGTGGTTGACTTAGCTATCCTTGACACTGGCGGCTATGGATGCAAAATGGTACTAACGGATGCGCCAATCACAGCGCCTTCGGTCATAGCCGAGCAATTACGTCCAGCCACCATTGGACGTTCGATAGCGTACCCTGAAATCACTGGCGATTTGTGTAAGGCATCAAGACTAAAAGATTACGCATTTTTAGCGCCCCCCGGCGACACTGTCGGTGAGGTATACTTAACTAGAGTACCAGAAACCGGTGCTAAACTTAACAAGGTCGAATTAAATAACACCTACAGCTTGAGGACTTTCGTCCAAGATTTGGTGCAGTATTACATCACAGAATTGAAAAAGGTAGATGCTGACTATGGTAAAACAGTAAAAGCCTATATTGGAGCCGTTGATTCCAAGGCTCGCAGTAACTTAGCGACTCTTTCTGAGCAATTGACGCAATGCCAATTCAATCTGCCAAGTATAGAATACGCTATCAGTTTCGTAAACTGTAACGCCCCTCCAGAGCAGCTTAGACTTACACCATCTCCCGCTAACACTACTACGACGTATATGCCAACTGGTCCGGGGCCTAAGCCAGGCACCGGACCCGGACCAGGCAGTAACCCTAACGATCCGGGTGGCCCAGGTGGCGAGCCTGGAATTGGGATAGTCACCACTTCTAGTCCGGCCTACGGTTTTTTGCTGGAAAACCAACTAAACTATGGTGGCAATGTTGGCTCTTTCCAATCTAATAACAACACTTTCAATATCAGGTTCTAAATATGTTCCCGCCGAATCCGTCTCCAGGTGAAGTTTACCATGCAAGACCAGGCATATTTTACACTTATGATGAAGCATTGAAATCTTGGATCCTGACATCAGGCACTATGCCAGAGCCTACTTCAACTGAAATTTCGAATGGCTTAATGCAAGCTAGTGATTACGTAAAATTATTAAACTACCCGCTCGACATCAAGCAAACCTCTATTCAAGGGCAAGACTGTCAAATCGAGTATGCATCCGGCAATGTTTCATTAACTCCAGGTGACTCTTTCTTGGAGATAGCTAGCACCGCTCAATTTCCGCAGCAGCCTTTGTACCCAGAAGTGCCACTGAAAGTCAGCAATAACACCTATGCTATTGATTTCTCACTTAATTTGCCTGAGCTAGCTAAGGAATTACAGTCACGAGGGCAATATATTTTTACGGGGCCATCTGGGACTCGTGGTGACCAAGGTGTTAGGGGTCCACGTGGCTATGATAATGTGCCATGTGGACCGGCTGGCCAGCAGGGATTGAGCGGCTCAGCACCAGCGTGCACCATTACGAGTGCTAATGAGTATCTACAAGCCACTGGCGCCACGCAACGAATCATAACAGACGTGAACGTTAGGCAGAATATAGACAACGTTACCTACGACCTCTTGGTAACAAGAGAGTTGCTGTCTGGGTCGGGTAATGCAGCACAGTATGTTTCTGCATCTAATGCAGCGTCTGATTGGTTAGTGGTAACAAATAACCCTAATCCGGGCGTCAGTAATCTCTATTATGTAGATGCAGGACCTATTGTGTCAACTGTAGAGGAAAAATTCAAGTCCGAGTTAACGTTGTTAAAAAACGGTTACGAGAACGTGGTAGAATACTGGCTTAAGACGATGAGCGTTTTGTACGATGAGCAGAGAAAAGCTCTATGCTGCGCTTTAGAACGCTGTATCAGCATGACAAAGAATGACGGCGCAAGGCAACATATGGAGTCAGTTGCGGCCAATGCTGCAGGTGTTGCTAAGATCCGGTTAAATCCGCGTGGCACTAGTGATACGATTACTGTTGGCGGAGATGCATTAAAAGGCTATGTTGGTGAAACGGTCAAATGCGACCCAGGCGACGGTTTTATCGGTGGTGGAGTGACGTCTAACCCTATTGCGACGAGCACTACCATCACTACGCCTGCACCTACCACCTCTACTCAACCTCCCGGTGGCGTAGTTCCCGGACCTGGCCCCGGCCCCAATCCTTTCTTGCCTACCACTGTAACGCCTGGCGCTCCTGGGGCTCCGGTAGGCGGTGGCGGCGGCGGTGGCGGCGGCAATCTTCCAGTTGTTCGAAATCTTTGCGATGTTTCGAAATGCAATGTGTCAGCGTTTGATACTCTTCAGATCAGCATGGTGCTACATAAAGTGCCTACAGGTAACGTCCAATTTGATCGAGTGCCGTGTCCTGATACTTTGTTAGACCGTGTTAATCGTATTAGCAAGGCTACAGGTGGTGCTTTTTACCCAGGTGCCACCTTCGGACCAAGCGGTAATAGCGTAGGGATCGGCGCTGATAACCTATACTGTTATAAAGGGATCGAATCGTGGGAAGGTGCGGAATGCTGGAATGGACAAAAGATTTATCCAGTGGGACAAAACCCGTTTGGCTTTGGCATTGACGGCGGTACGCAAGGGATCGTAATGAAAAGGTACGATCGGGACTTTACTTACGGCGTACCATGGGACGAACCAAAGTATTATACTGTAGGAAAGCGATTTAATCTATACATACACGCTGGTGTTTTTTGCCTCACTATCCAAGGAAACACAGAATTATATTTGGTATTTAAGGTCGCCGATCGTAATGGCTTGGGTAGTTACGCTGAATGGGCTATATCATTAAGAGACATAGAGAATAATCCAGTCAACTATATAACAGGAGGGTGGGGAACGGCAAAGTATCCCGGGGACGCAGCAGGTAGTACGGGAATTAGCCTAAATCTACCGTTTGTGCCCTTGGTCTGGGAGCCATCAGCGCAGTTAAAAGCCAAGTATGACGTAAAAACTCTATCTGAATATAGGGTTAGCATCGACGTCACAACTGGTGTGTCAACAGTAAACACCAGAAGCCCCGCACCTAGAATACCCTCATATATAACGGCTGTAGGGTGCAGTGGGACCACTAACCCTGGCGGTTTAGACGGCTTAACTGCTCTCACACCTTTAGTATACAGGGAACTAAACTCGTGCTTGCCGCTTAAACCATTGGATGCGAGGTCTGGAGCACTTGGCATTGGCGGTCGTAATGCTGGATCAAGAACATATTTCTTAGCATTGAGGCTTAAAAAGGCAAGGCTATTGGGAGCAAGTGTGAGTAACGGTGACTACACCATTAAGCTCAGCACTATATTCCGAAACGGATATAAAGTGAGCATTTACTCCTATGCCTATAACACTAACGGGGAATTTACTGGTCTAGGCGGTATTATCGCTTCTTACGGAAATGACGAAACCGCCACTTACGCTAACAATGGAGATTACACTGAGGATTCATTTAGTGTACCTCTTCGGACTAGCCAAGATTACATTATAACTATCATGCCTAAGACATTTACTACCAATAATACTGTGTTTAGCCAATCTAATCTTTTTTACTTCGCGGTGTTTCCACCGAATAGCACTATTGCCATACCATGTGATGACAGCGTCGATGAGTATTGCAAAGGCCTGGATATGTTTCCGGGATTTACAGGTAGCATGCAAGACTTAATATTTGCACCAGGCGATATGTAATTAAAGTATGTTAAATGGTTGCTTAAATTATCCGTTCGAATGCAAATGTGAAGCTTGCGATAAGGCGCACAACGACCCCGATACGCGTATACAACTAGGCGTCTTTAATGTTAGCATAATGTTTCAAAGTGGACTACATCCAAGTTTAGAAAATGCCTTGTCAGTCATGGCGCCTAGTGGAATTTATTACGTGATTGTACAAGACGTGATAAGCATTACCAGCCCAGGTAGCATTAGATTCAATGTGCGACATGCCCTTCACCATCGTCTGAATATATCTAGATCGCTAAAGTTCGATTGCTATGGTGATATTGATAGCGCAAAAAGAGAATTAAGCGATGTAGCGATAAGGATACCACACTATGGTGGCGAAATCAACATATTTGCCACATACGATTTAAATGCCCAGGTAAAGTTACAGCTGGTTAAACAAGCGGCTCTTGATTTAGAACCTATCACATGGCAATTTAGCAAGAGAGAGATACTAGGAAATGTCATTAGCGCAGATCACGTTGATGACAATGACGGACAACAGGCCGCATGGCTATTATGTAGTCTCTGGAATCATGTTATGAAGAAAGGCCAAACCCTCTATCTAAGAGTGCCTAGAGTTAATGATATTTTAGTGTTAGATGACATGAATTCATTTAGAGATTTAAATCAAGATGCAATGATAGGCCATTTACATGTCAAAAGGTTGGTAAAGATATATGAAATTTAATCAACAGCATTTTTGCTCACTAGTATCAGTTCACGAATTCCATCAAATGCTATTTAATTTGGATGCGGCCTTTTATGGCAGGTTTTTGCAAGAGATCAAGAAGCATACCGGCTGCGGAGGTAATGTTAAATCTGTACAATGGCTACTGGAAGAACTTGGAACGATGCCAACCAAGTTAAAAACAGCCACAGACTGGATGCTACTAAATGTCCCGCATGTGATTGATGGTGGGCAACCAGCAAATGACATATCGCATAGACTAGAAGCGGCTTTTTCAGGTGATGTACATACTATTCCACGTAGGAAAAAAATACCACTCGACCAGCTAGACACATTCTTAGCTACGACCATCAAGCATGAAGTATACAAATTAGGGAACATCGCGTACGTCGAATATCTTTCAAACGCAGACCATGGTTTCGCTGAGCTAGTAGCGGAAGACAGATGGCTGCTGAATAGTATTGATAAGTAATATGAAAAATCTGGTATCACTGTTTACTGGTTGCGGCGGACTGGATCTCGGTTTTGAAGGTGGATTCGATGTAAAATCTGAATTTGTTAATACCACCTTAAATCCAAATTACGTAGAAAGTTGCGATCAGCTCGGTAGGTGCAGGCTAAAAAGAAATGATTTTAAAATCGTATTTGCCAATGATATCAGACCATACGCTCAAATCACCTGGCGTAACAATTTTACAATAAGCCCTTATAACCTACCTGATGTTTATAGGTTAGCTAGTGTGGTTGATCTGGTAAAGCAGGCAGAGGGTGGCTTTGGCCCGCTGCACCAGCTTAAGGCTGATATAGTCACCGGCGGTTTTCCATGTCAGGATTTCAGTTATGCTGGGCATAGGCTCGGCTTCAAGTCTAGAAAAAGCCATAATGGGTCTAAGCTCAACGTGTCTGAAGATCCGACTGTTGACAACCGTGGCATGCTTTACATGTGGATGCGCAGAGTCATAGGTTTAACTGACCCCAAGTGCTTCGTGGCTGAGAATGTCAAAGGAATCTTATCTCTAGATGCAGTTAAGGAGACCATAGAATCAGACTTTAGGAGTATCGGTGGCGGTTATGTGGTGGTGCCAGCGAAGATGTTACACGCGCCTAACTATGGTGTACCGCAAACAAGAGATAGAGTGATATTCTATGGTTTTAACAAGAGGTATCTTAGAGCCGAAGCTAAAGTAGCATTAGAGCAAGCAGTGATTCCAGTTGAATATGACCCTTATCCGATGCCGACTCATAACAGAGTTCAGTCGGACTGCATTCGCCTGATGCCACCTGTCACTAGCAAGATGGCCTTAATGGATTTACTTGAACCTGACGATGCGGCTGATCTCGACCATCGTCACTATTCTAGAGCCAAATGGTACGGCAAGCATTGCCAGGGCAATAGGGAAATAAATCTCGATGGCCCAGGGCCCACTATTCGATCTGAACATCACGGTAACATTGAATTTCGGAGGTTAGCTGCAGCTAATGGCGGTAAGAATCACACAGAGTTAAATGCCGGGTTGTTACAAAGGCGCCTGACAATTAGGGAATGCGCTAGATTGCAGACATTTCCGGATTCTTTCCGGTTCATAACGGATTCTATGCCTATTGTGAGTGGTGCGTCCGCTTATAAGATGGTGGGCAATGCAGTACCGCCATTGTTAGCTTATCATATCGCTAATAGACTCGATCAATTATGGCCTCGTTTATTTAATTAGGATGTTAAGTGAATTTAAGTTAGTCATAGAGAACTAACATGTTACCTTACAATGCCAAGTTAACCCTTAATAAAAAAGGCCATCAAGAACTAGTGGTAAAGCGGAAGGGTAAACCAGTTGAACACACACTAAATGAATTGGATGACATGCTTGATGACTTGGTAGAGGAGATCCTTACTCCACTGCCTAGTGATTCTTCCGGATATGCGATCTCTAGCGAGATGCCTCAGGAATATCGTGATGCAAATCGACCACCATTAAACGATTTGGATACATTTGAGATGGATCCTGTGTTGACAGGGAACAACTTGGCGTCTACTTATGCTCGGGCTGAGCATAACGATAAGACTAGGTCTGCCCATGATGAATTAAGCAATTGGGCGCCTGGCAGCAGTGGTGAGACCGAAGTTAATCCTTTGGAGGGAATGTCATTGGAGATGCAGAAAGAAAAAATCCCTGCCAGCAATTACTATACCGCTAAATTCGTAGACAAAAATACTAATAACCCTGTCTTAACAGACAGAGACTTAGACCCAGATTATGCCACGTCAGAATGTGTTAGTAGTACGGCTGGCATTGCCTCTGGAGTGATGAACAGCTTTTTTAAACCGACAGGGAGAGGGAACATGAAGAGCCGCCGTCGTCTTGTAAGGGAATTCACCCCGGATTTTGAACCAGGTAACTACAAGCCTGGTCATTCTGAAATGCATAAGGCAAAGGGCGATGGGTTGGCCGACAAGAAGCCTACGCCTCTTGGACATTATGAATTTGACACTGAAATGCACGAAGTCGGCGAGCCTTTTGGTATGAAGCGGAAACGCAATCTCGCCATGGGTCAAGCGACTGACGGTTCTGAGACCGAAGCACCACATTATGACAGCAAGCACGGCGACGCACTCGATGCCAATCAAGACTGGCCCGATGTCGCCTTGGACGAAGTTGGCCACAATTGGCCTGCACCGCCGAAAAATAAAGGTGGTTCGACTGAGGAATTCCCAGGCACTAGGTGGTCAGACGGCGGTGTGTTGAAGAACGGTCGGATGTTAGCTTCAGAAGGCTGGGACCGCAGAAACATTGGTGTGTTGTTAGAAGGTGTAGACGAAGGCGTTGTACGTCACCTTTTCAACAATTGGGTGCGTGGCATCCGCCAAGTTCGTCTCTCAGACTTTGAAAATCTGTTGCATGCCAACGGCATCGACTTTGCGATGAATGAGTCAGCTTTCGAGAACTTGTTGGCCTCCCATAACCGCATTGTGTTCCATGAAGGCGAAGACACCAACGGTAAGTATTGGATCGGCGAAAATGCCGAAATGCCTGAGTTCATCAAGAAAAAGATGAACGCTAAGAAAGGCAAGCACGTCGAGGGTGAAGACGAAGATTGCGAAGATGGCGTGCATTGCGAAGATGAAGACATGATGGGACACGAGCAGAAAAGACGGGTTGCGTATAAGCAATATCTTAAAGATTTTGACCGCGGCACCTTTAACATGAAGTCTCAACACTACGAACCTAAGCCCGGCTTGCACCATTTTTCAGGTGATCATGGTGAATTTATGTTGCAATCACCATGCAGTTTTGCTGAGTTTAATGAATATTGCGACGAACATGGCGATTATAAATCAGAGGAAGGTTTGTATGAGCCCGTAAGCGAAGACGCCAAATTCAAGGTTGCAAAAAAAAAGTACCTCACCGATGAGGGTAACGGTGCTACCGATTTAGGTGAGTTCGACGCTGACGAGGAAATGCAAAACCACGGGCAGGTTGATACTCTGCTCCGTGGTAAGCCTGAAAATAACAATGAACAAACACCAATGATGTCTGGCACTGGTGTTGGTATGGCTGTGAAATCCTCACGTGGCAACGGCGCCGTGGCCATCAAATCGTTAGAAGAAAACGTGCAAAGGCTAAGGAACCACGTAGCACCACATCTACTTAGAGCAGAGAGGCGCATCTCTGGCCCTTTCACTGCCTCCTATTGTGTCCTTGAGTCCAAAAAGAATAAAAAAGGTAAAGTTCGCAAGAACCTAGCTGAAGCTCTAGTTGATGCTGAAGAAAACATCCAATATGGCTCAGCACAAGATAACTTTCTAGTCGCCCAATATCGTCGTCCAAATGGTGCAGTGTTGTTCCAACAATCCATACCATTACTCACGATAACCAATCGTACGCCGGTGATGGCCGAAGGGAAAGCCTTGTTTCGCAGCCAATCTAATGCAGCACGCTATATGAGTGCACTTAAAGAAAGCAAGTCTTCTAGCTGCATCGATCGTCACCCATACGGATTTGCAGTTAGGGAGATCTAACGATGAGTGAGAAATGGGACGGAGTCGATCATTATATAGAACTAGGACCCTGTCCCGACGAGGAACGGCTAGCTACTGTAGGTTCCGACCTACAGAGGCAGCAAGCTTCGATCTGGAAAGATCAACTGGAAAGGACCTTCGGGCCACCGCCAGTTGATTCACGCTATAAGATTAAAACTCTATCGCACAGTGGCGGCCTGTACTACGAAGTCTATCTGATATACAACGGCTATGACGATATGTGTAACGATTATGCAGCTGATGTTCAAGATAACTTGCCTGTGGTTTGGGACGGACAGGCCCTACAGCTAGTTAACAGCTATAAAAATGATGAGACAGCGTCTTATGTAGAATCAATAGAATCTGATGCTGTGATTAGCTGGGATGACTTAGCGCCAGTAATAAATGAAGACGCCCTGCCAGTAGGCGCTGATCTGGGCACGGCGTTACAGCAACAACCAATCGCTGATAAAGCTGACGATGCGGCCAAGCAGCAGGAAATGCAATCTAAATTAGCTAAACAAGAAGCCGATAGAAAAGCCGCCGAAGAGAAAAAACAGAAGCAGCAAGTAGACCCTATCAGAAACAAGATGAAAAGCGAATTCGATAAATTGATGGATAATACAGCCAAGGTCAATGATGCTTTAAAGTCAAATACTGACATTGGACAAGGGTTAACTAACCTGAATCAGGACATGCAAAGGATCCTAGGGATGTTTAAAGTTTAGTCTTCTGACTCGCTTTTTGCAATATCTTGTTGGTCTCTGACATTTTCTTACACATCTTGTCATACCATTCCATCGCTTCATAGAAAGTATCACATAGATGGCTTTCTGGTTTATGTAGGAAAACGCGCGGCACAATTGCGCCACCTTTTATCTGGTTAATGCATTCCGCAGCCGCTTTGTCTGCTTCTTCTTGGGAATGATATACTCCCCATAGGTAGACGTTGATTAATTGCACTTCCTCTTTCTTGTCTAGGATCAGCTTAGCGTAGACCAAAAGAAATTCTGTCATAATTATCTCCCTGTTGAGCCGAAACCGCGATTACCACGTATGATGTACTCTTCCGGGAACTCGTCCACTTCAGCGATAATCGTAGGGTGGTGACGGTGCACCAGTAATTGGGCGATCCTGTCGCCCCTCTTGATCTGATAAACGTCAGCTGTGGTATTTACAAGGCTGACGATGAGGTCCCCAGTGAATCCACTGTCTATGACACCTCGATTTGGAAAAATGCCTTTGGACCACATAGAAGAACGCCCTTCGATAGTAATGTACCAGCCAGCTGGCGCAGCTACCACGCAGCCAGTCTGTACAATTGTTGATACACCTGGCATCAATCGGACATCTTCGCAAGCATAGATGTCCCATCCAGCGTCTGTCTTGCGCTTGCGTGATGGTAAAATGGCGTCGCCTACGGTCCGCTTGGCGCATAAGGTGACGACATCGTTGGATGTTGCTCGATTTACGTTAAGATGACGCTTATGAGCGGCGATGTGATCTATCACCTCAGCGCACAATTCGTCTGTTGGCTTGGTGGCGTCTAGCATGATTACGTCAGATCCTGATATAGTACCATGCAAGGCCTCATCTGCCGCTCCCATTTGCAAACTGCGGTATCTTTCTCGTAGCGATTCGTAGAAGACTAGTGGCTTGCTGTCGTAATGATCTAGATTGGCTCTGGCGGATTTGGCCCGCTCTTGACCAACGGCAGCTGGGAGATCCAAGATGAAACAGATGGTTACAGGCACGATTGGAGCTAATCTCCGAAGCACTCCTAGGCGTTCTTGCGTGACTCCGTCAGAGGCACCATAAATCCAGCTGCTAATATGGGTACACCGATCTGATAGAACCGTCTTGCCTGCCTCCAGAGCAGGGATCACGATTTGACGCATTGTAATGTCGTTGTCGAGCTGATAAAAGGCTTGCCTCGTGTGATCATCTATGGTGACATTGTATTTGCTTGGATACTTCACTAAGTCTCTGATTAGATCGCCAAGCCGAGTGCCCCCGGGTTGAGCAATCGTAACCGCATCCGATCCGATGACGGCCTTAACGGCTTCGATCAAGGTCGACTTACCAGCGCCATCCGCCCCTTCAAACACGATGTACTTAGACATTCATAGCCTCCAAAGATAATGACAATTAAACAATACATTGACGGTAGATAATTTTAGTTATTGGAATTGTGCTATGGCGGATGCTCCGAAGGGTCAAGCGATCTCAATAGACATTGACCAGTGGGTCGATAATTATGAGTTAGAGTGGGGTAATAATAGAATCGCTTTTCATGCCAAAGGCTACTTCGTGACAAGTGGCGATGCTGTTCAAAAGACACTAAAGATGATCGAAGATCTACGCACCATCGATGAATACCTAGAATTGACCAGCGAAGAACCAATTTACGTAGGCAAGGCGGACTTATGCAATAGGCTTGGTCAGGCTGAACAGTTGCTAGCTCACTTCATAGAAGTCAGAGGATCAGCCACTTTCCTAGAGGTCGAATGGAATAATCACGTATTATTTGCTACGCCTAAGAATCCACGACCTGTGGCTGTCGACATTTAACAGAATTGATAAAGGTGTCCGAAGCAACCTCGGTCAGACCTTGTGCCGATCGTGTCCCAGAACGTCTGTGCAGGCAGGCCAAGGATGTCAAAGAAAGGCGATTTTAATAAATTGATCTCTCTCGAATTGGCGCCGAAGTCTATTTCTTCAGGCTTGCCGTCGTGATAATTAGCTGAGGTAATCAAGGCAAACTTTGTCTTAAACTTGAGTAGCGACAGACATTCCGTGACATAAGAGGTAGGTAAGTGTTCGAATGTATGTCGGATGATGCATAGTTCATGTAGCTTAGGTCGTTTTAGTGCTTCCAAGATCTCAAGATGACGGAAGCTCGTGCGGCAATCTTCGTATTTAGTCCTGTTAATCTTAATGATGAGGTCAGAAACATCGTAACCACAATAATCGACTTTACCAAAAATCTGCCTAATCCAGTTACAGTCGCCACACGATAAATCAGCGATAGAGGTTACGTCATATTGTCGTATTATTCCTTCTAGATTAGTTAAGAAGCTGTTGGCGAATAGTTGCGTTGATCCCAGACCTGAAAGGGACTCTTCGTCACCCCAAGATCGATTGCGATAAACATCATTGAATGCTTCGGTTAGACTTCGCAATTTTAAGTTCCAGGTTTAGTAATGCTTGAATCTGATAGAATTGCTTATCACTGAGCGGAAGTGGCTCCTCATGTGGATAAGAAGAGATAATGGCTATTTCTTCTTTTATCAAGTCCTTAACCCGTTTGCGCTCTGTTTCTATAATCTGATCCGGGTCCAGCGTTGTGATTCCTGATCGTATCACCAAAAGGAGACAGAATACGGCCAAGGTGGTCGTCAGCAGGAACCATAGCGATTGAAAATTAGGCAGCATCGTTTTACTGGTCTGATTCGGTTTACCCTTGCCAAGAGTTACCATTGAAAAAGAATAATCGAGTGCCATTGTACCAATAATCGGCAAAGCGTGGATCTCTCGGAGCTCCACCGTTACCTAGTAAGATGCGCAAGCGAGGTAGAATGTAGTTGTTGTAGAAAGTGGCATCAGCATTTGGAGTGCTGGTGCTATCGACTACTAGCTGTACGACACGGTGAGCTAGACCTCCACGGTAACCGTAACGATCGATCGCATTGTGTTGCAGGATCCCACTTGTGGTCGAGAAGTCAATCCTGTCACCTAATCCTTGATCGTTTTCGGTGATGAAACGATTGTCATTACTTGGATTAAGCGGATCATTAGTCAATTGCGTTGTACGGCGAGCGGTTGAACCAGCCAAAGCATAGAATTGACCTTGCGTGGGCGAGTACTTTGGGCTTCTGACGGTGCCATAAGTGCTAAGGCGTGCAGCTGTGATAGGAAACACGTCAGACTGGTTAGTAGCTAGCTGATTAAAGGCCAAGGTGAAGAATTGGATGATGTCACCGTTATAGCCGTCAGCCCACATATTGCTTAATTCTATCTGCCCGCGGCCGAACTCCTGGCTAAAGCTCGGGTCATTAGGTGATGCAGCACTCGGCTTTTGCAAGAGATTGTTAATCGGTGTGATTGGTATCAATGACCCAGGAGACGTGACGCCTGTAGTAGGAGCTGCTGGCGTTATTAGTGTGAACGTAGCGAAGTCGACCGGCGTCGTAGAAGGTATGCCATTGACGTTAGCATCCACTATGCTATAAGTCGCAAGAGTGAATAGCAAAGTCGTGTCACCAGTTCGGGTCACTGACCTGATCCAAACCGGATAGAATCTGCTTGAGGTTGCAGCACCAGATGGCAAATCTCCAGCTGGGACTGCGACGCTGAATTGGCTGAACATCCCCTTGGGCATCGTTAGACCAGCTTCGGTCTGCAATGTGGAGTCGCTATAGTAAGGGTAATTAAATGTTTCAAGCCAAGTCTGAATAGTGCTACTAACGTTGCCGACTGAATTCCAAGCACTATCTGTTAAAAGACCAGTGCCGTTGTCGATGCTACCTGATACACATGCGCCGCGTCCAATGACGGTGTTGCCCGATGCGGTTGCAGCGATTTCGTAGACAGCCGGTGACGTGCCCGTTGGTTCGGCTAAAAAATCGATAAATTGCTGATTTGCCAGTTCAGACAAGTCTAATGTGGCAAATGTCACGTAACCAGAAACGGTCGCAGCTTCGTCAGCTGGTAACGCACTGCCTGCACCGAAGCGTGCTTCAATAGCAGCAATATCGTTAGACGCAGCTGTCAGTTCTAATCTTTGGTAGGTAAGACCGCAATAGATATCGTAGTCGCAGTAAAATATTATTATGTCATTATTGCTGGTGGCGTCAGAGATGTCCGCTGCACTTAAGTATAACCGCAATGTGGCAGTGCTGGTCGTCTCTCCAATGCGTTCGATGGCTTTTAATCGTAAATCTTTCCACTTGGATGGCAAAGACGCACTGAAGTCATATAGCCAGCCTAGAGGGACATTGAAAACACTGGTGCCGTGAGTGACGATCGGGTTTATCCGAAATGGGAAGAAATACTGAGCGCCGGTCCGAGCTGTAAGGTTATCGACAGCCTTGGCTACAACCAGCTGGCGTACAGCAATGTCAGCCATTGGTCTATTAATGATCTCATAGAAAGCAGGATCAACCGCAGTCAACCATCTGATACTCAAATCTGAATCATTAGCTAACGTGTTAAACAATGTGCCAGGAGCCGGAGCTGGCGGGATGTTTGACGTGTTGATATTAGGCATTGCCATTTCCTTCTGATCGATAAAGAAAACGTTATTTCTTTTGCGTATCTATCTTTTAAAAACCATAGTCTTTTATATATTCGACTTCAAATAAGTCCAGATCCTCATTACGATAGCATTTTTACCCAAGGCCCAATGCACTGTGACCAGTCAAAGTGTGCCATAGCATAATCCTGTATCTTACGGCACGCCTGCAAATAATCGTCGGGGTGGTTATGATAATGATGCAGTGCCCTTACGACCTCTTGTACAAATAGTTCAGGCTGCAGACTGACTTTGATTCCGTAATCATGGTCTTTAAAGTGTCCCACTCTTGTCCCTATCACAAGCCTGCCTGCAGCCGCCGCCTCCATAATAGGGAGCCCAACGGTCTCTTCGGTCGAGGACATCACCACGCAGTCAACGGTGCGATAAAATTGAGGCATGCCCAAAAAATGCCTCAATCCTGGACGGACAAATGGTAAATTTATCTCATCGCAGCATTTTGCAACTAATTCACCACGTTTTATCTCCACACCGAACACGTTTCTGACGGACATCGCTGCGGCATATCCAACATTAGACAAGCGATTGCTTAATCTAGTATAGAAACTTTTAGTCATTATCCCTATCTGGGTCAATGTTGGAATGCGTGGGATGCCAAACTCTAATGATCTTTGAACTAGCAGCTGGGATACGACTGTATATCCACCGATCCGATTAAACATAGTCGTCCCGTGCATCGATACAGCTTTGATGAGATCCTCTTCACCATGGCCACATAAGATTATCTTGTCATCAGGAACACCATAGTGTTTAAGTGCCTGATAGGCTGATGGAATAGTCATCACAAAATCATATAATTCTATGAAGCTAGTCATCTCTGTCTGCGTATAAGGTACATTCCAGTTGATCAATTCAGCTAAGATGCCATGCTTATAAAGCTCCTTAGACAAGCCATTGTGAATAGTGCCAAATGCATAACGATCTTCGAAGAAAAAAAGTATCCGCTTGATGGCCACTTCCCTCCTAACTTTAATATTTAACTCCTCCAATAGATAAGAAGAAGCAATGGAGGCAAACAATTGGCGACTTACCTCGTACTTGGATCGGCTGGGCAAATCGGCGCTCCGCTCGTCCAATATTTAAATTCAAAGGGCGAAGATGTCCTCAAATTCGACATCAAAGACGGCCCAGAATTCGATTTACGCACTAGGTCAGATTTACTGGACTCGGCGATAGCTAAATCAGATTTCGTGATATTTCTGGCCTATGATGTCGGCGGTTCTAAATATCTTCAAATGCATCAGAACAGCGCACAGTTCATGCAGAATAATATGAAGATTATGAACACAGTGTTCCCGCTGCTGCACGATAAGCAGTTCATCTTCGTCTCATCCCAGCTATCTCAGTATACATCTTCGGCATACGGGGCCTTAAAGAATGCGGGTGCTCACTACACGAGAGCTCTGGGTGGGATGGTGGCTAAACTTTATAACGTTTATGGCGTCGAGGAAGCTGATGAAAAGGCCCACGTTATAACTGATTTCATCACGCAAGCCCGGGACAATAAGGCCATACGAGTGAGGACTAATGGGCTGGAGACAAGACAGTTCCTACATGCTACGGACTGTGCACGGGCCTTTCATCTTTTGTCGAAAAACTACAGTAATAGCACTGTCGATATTACGAGTTTCGTTTGGACCAGCGTTTTTGAAGTCGCCATGATAGTTTCGGATTTGTTCGGAAAGGTACCAGTGTATTTCGCTGATAAAGCAGCTGACCAGCTACCAGGTGAGCCCATTATGCCTTGTGACGACATCTTGAAGATCTGGCGACCAACTATCGCTTTAGAGGAAGGCATACTAGCTATCAAGGAAAAACTATGCGGGTAGTAACTGATAGTAGTGGCGACTACGCAGATGGACCAACGGTTAAGATAAATCTTACAAGGTTCAGTACAGGTAGCAGCAAAGAGGTATTGTTCTACGGTTATCAATCGTTATTTAATGGTAAACTGCGTGACGAGTATAAAGATTATCAGCGCAAAGTGCTCTTGAATTTGTGGCAGCCGACAGAATATTGCGCACCTAGTCAATTTATTGAGCAGGCAACACCCTATGTTCCTGATGGAGGGCTATATGAATATTTTGATGAGATTTACAGCATATGCCCATATACAATCAATTATCAGCAGAGATTTACGGGTGAACAGAAGTATAAGCTAATTTGGCATCCTTTTGCGCCACCTGAGGATTATAATGGTGCGCCGTTGGATTTCAGGAAATCGATCGATGTCTGTTATTTTGGCGGGATCCATGGTGATTGCCATCAAAAGATGGCTACAGTTATGCGCATGTTTAACCATCGGATTTCATATTTGTATCGCATGCCGTTCGTGACTGACGTCGGCCTCAGTCATCATGACAAATTGCAATTGGCGGCTAGCAGCAAAATAACGGTCGTTTATAATCAATGTGCGTTAAAGCCTGAGCATATTTCGAATATTTGCCAGATGAGGGATTGGCAGGCGAATCAAGCTTTCGACGGGTTAAGCTTAGATAATCCTATTATCTGTCAGTTAAAATGTAGATTATTTGAGGCCTTATATTGCAAGAATGTCTTGTTAATTAAGCGCGATAGATGGAATATCGTCGAAAAATTCTTGCCGCGCGAATCATTCATCTATTTTAGTGACGAAGCAGATCTAGAATTCAAAATCCGTTTCGTATTGGACAATTATGGCGGCTTCGCTAAATCTCTTGCGTTTAATCAAGATTATTCAATGCGATTCGCTGGCAAGGCTACTTTTGAATTCATAAGGGATGGAAAATCATGTTAAATCACACAAGTCGTAAGGCCTTTTTCGCCTCAATGCCGTCTCATATGAGAATAGGTGCTGAGATCGGTGTGTGCCATGGTGACTTCTCCTACAATATCCTAACGGTGATGCCTGCAGTCAAGCTGCATCTGGTTGATACGTGGGAGCTAAATGATCAGTTGCCTGACCCTATTAGTGCATATAACCATACTATGGCAAAATTATCTGGTTTTGACCAATGCCGATATTCTCTTATAAAATCAACGTCAGTTAATGCTGCTAAGCTGTTTGCTGATGATTATTTCGATTTCATCTATATCGACGCTGATCATAGCTGCGATGCCGTCGCTGAGGACTTGCAGGCGTGGTATCCTAAAGTTCGCTCCGGCGGTTTAGTGATCGGCCATGATTATTGCCAGCCATGGGGTGTGGTTCAGGCTGTCGATGAGTTCGCAGCTAAGCTAAATTACAAGATTTTTGTAATTAATAGTCTGGGTTACCATGATGGTGATCAGGATGGCGGTTCACCATCATGGTATTTTATTAAACGTTAGATGTCGAATTGGCGGCTAAAGGGTGTTTCCATGTTACAATCGTCTTCGATGAAGTCGTGACCAAAATCAGATTCTTCTTCTTCGCACCCTTGTTCTTCGCAACTGCGCCGGATATCTTTCAGTGTTTGAACGCATTGCGTCAGCTGAGTTGCCATGGTACTTGATAACTTAGCGTCGTCTGGCATTAGGTCATAGAGATATTTCGCATCCTGCATCAACGAATAAATATCGTTTTTCGCTTGATGACACGGTTCTCCATCGGAGCAGTGTGAGTGGACTGCCGAAGTGTCTTGCACATCGTCAGGGACCATTTGGCACAGTTGGTCTGGTGAAAAATCAGGTAGCATAATTATCATTTCTTGCATCGTCTTACTCCGTCACAGTAGTGTATCTTTGGGGGAGAATTAATGTTTAAATCCATCAGGCGATTTATGAGCCAGATCTTCTTTCCATTTCAATCAGAATGGAACTGGTATAAAGATGAATGCTGGTACTGGCCAGACTCTAGAAGCTTCATGCCATATCTACACCCAAGACTCAATGTCGAGATAGACAGTGTGGAGACTCACAATTGGGTCGAGCGGGTCTTGCATGGTAGCGGTGGACGCGATCAAGGTGTTACAGATAAAATCAGACGTTATACAGCTATAGCACGTGAACCAGTTGATATGGATGCTCATGAGAAAGCCTTCCTCGCTGCAGTTGAATATTCTTTGACTCATAATTCTGAGCGTTGGCCGTATTACACCACTGTAAGCCTCGAACAGCAGTTAGCTATCGCTGAGGGCGAGCGACAGATGTCTAATGCATTCTGGGATTTAGATTATGTCATAACCGGTCAACTCAACTCGCAAGAGCGAAGGTTAAAGGATAATGAAAACGTGGAGTTGGTAAATGAATTCCTTAAGAGACGTTGATGCTGAAGATGCAATATTACGTCAGCTTGGTCAATCACTACACCCTGCATTGACCATTGCACGCTGTAAGAGT